TTATTTATCTTTAACTACTATATCCTTTGATTTATTTAATTTCTCATTGATGGTGCTGTCCTTCTTATTGGCCTTAACTTCCTGCTGCAGGATAATTCCATTTTTGATTAACAAAGCGGTGGTGAGCACATCATTCTTGGTACGCTCCGCCTCATAACGCCTTTCACATTCCTCACAGTCATTCTTCTTCAAAACTGTGTATAGCAGCAATACCACGACGGCGAACAGTGAAACCACTGTTACCCCCCATGGGTACTTCTGCATCTTTTCCGCGGTCGGTATTTTAATATCCATACCTTAAGCTACATTCTGATATGGCTTAAGTCGTCTCAGCCAGCTGGTTAAAAATTGAGCCTGATCGCCCTTTGCCCATGATAGGTAAGCGGCCCTTCTCATTGCATTATATTCAGTAAGTGTTCTTTCAGAATCGGCAGCATTTGTGAGTTTAATAACCGTTGGATCCATAATTCCGTCTTTGATAACTCCAAAAATGGATTCAAGGAATTGAACAGCCCTACCTTTTCCAGAGTTCACCCCGAAGTCGTAGATAGAATTTGCTAACTGCTGATCATTGATCTGATCCAGTTTGTTTGCATCCCAAAATTCTTTCTTGTAAAAACCTACTACCAGATCTCGTACAGGTTCGGATGGAACCCTGGCAGAAGCATTAATCCATCCAGCAAGAGATAGCTTAGTTTTGCCAGCCATTTTGGCTTTAGCATAATCTGCTTTATATTTATCAATGTATTTCCACCCAGGCCAGCTTCCCCAGAACTTGCGCGCAATACCGGCATAGGTTTCCCCTCCTCTATCGCTGGGATTATTGGCATATCCTCCCTCATTTATTCCCGTAATCTTATCTGCAATCTTAAAATCTGCCATAATACACTGATTGTTATGTGTATCACAAATTTACCGCCCGTATGTGCGGACATCTTGTTTTACACTTTACCAATGGGCAATGGTAAATACGGGAACCCGTAGTAACTTGTTACTATTTTTTTATTGTTTTAAAGGAATTAGTTTTACTGTATAAATTATTTACCTTTATGTCAATCACTACCTATGAAAAAGATATACGCTCTCATAATCCTGGCATCATTGGCCGTAGGATGTTCTAAGTCCAATGATGACATAGATCCACAAACAGATACAGAAATCAAGAAAGAAAATCCAAGCGCCCCAGTACCTGCGGCCAGCATTACTGCTGTCAAAAGCGGCAACATAAGAACAGTTACTATTACAGGTAGCTTCTATGATTTCTATTTTGATCAAATTTATCATAAAGCAGACGGATCTTTACCGGGATCTAAAGAAACGATCAGAACTGCCTATCGCCTGGAATATGACAAGGCTGTTTTATTCTCAAATGGAAAAATAGCCTTTACTTTCATTCGTACAGGGGCTTATACATATACTTTAACTCATACTATACTCCCGGAAGATTACGAAACCAACAGAATTACGCTAAGAGGAAATAATACCAATTTGGAAAAAGAATACTAAAAGGTGCCGGAATGGTTACCGGCACCATCTTATACTGGCTTTGTGATATCCGAAACCTCAATAAGAATTGCGGCAATTAAATCGGTATCATAATCAGAACCGTTAAAATTTACATTTATTTGTTGAGCACTCCTGTTGAAGTTGACAAAGGCGTTCCCCTTATTTCCATTTACGGTAACTTGAGACACCTGCTTCCCCGCTTCCCCCTCATAAGTTATGTTTAATTTCCAGTCACCCACTTCTAAGGTAGCTATTGTTTTCTGTGATTCGGATACCAATATCCTTTTACTTGTTGCTGTTGCCATCTTCTTCTTTTTTTAAGTTTTTCAATTTTTTGTTTAAGTATTCCATTATTGCATTTTGCAACAACCCCGGAAGGAAAACCGTCTCTTCAAACAATGAGATGAACATACTTAACTCCCTCTCATCCATAACCAGTTCCTTTTGTTCTTTTTCACTCATGAATATTTTACGGCCTAAATCTTGCCTTTCGATATCCCTGTATTTGACGTAAATACCGTTCCCTAAATCCATGACAAATGTTGTAGGTAATAAAACCGGCTCATCCATTAAATCGAATACATTTACCTCTCTTAGGTTTATTTTTTCTGTTCTCATATATATATATTTATTATCTGCCTACCGCGAACCAATAGCTCCCGGTAGCCATCATTTTTACTGAAGCAAAACCTGGTAGGGAAAACGAAGATACCGGTACAGCATTAGCAGTTACTAAACTTGAAATTATATTGGATGATCCATATGATATGCTTATAGCGCCGGATAGTAGGTTTATAACTTCTATAGTACGCCCCTCGGATACCGAGGGGAGATTGACAGCTCCACTTCCAGCACTCACAAATATCTGATAGTCGAATTCATTTACATAATACGGCAAGCCGACACTTGTTGCTTTTAATGTTTGCGATCCTGACATTTTCACGTTACCGTTTAGCCATGCAGCATAATTACCCGGGGTATCGCTTATACCAACATACAACCCATGAGTTGCACTCCCAGACCCTTCAATGTGAACTGCAGATATCACCCCGTTCACTCCTGCATTCTGTCCACTACTCCTCACGACGAGGCCGTTAGGGCTCATATAACTGGATTGAATAACATATCCTCCGCTGTTTATCCAAGATTGGGATCCAACGTCCCATATTTTACCGGAAACACCTCTCTCCATAACAATTGCATTCCCTGCCGCTCTCAGTTTTATGCTTTGATATTGATCAATCGGTGTAGACGGTGGCTGAGGACTGTATAATCCTTCAGAGTTTATAACCCATCCACCTATAGTTCCTGTAACTGCGTCTAATGACAATGTATTTATGTACCCAGCATTGATGACGTTGGCCCGGATATACGCAGCATCAACTGAAAAAGCGATAAAATTTCCCCCATCAACAACTATGACGCCATTACTCCCTGCTGTCTGAATATCTCTGAATGCCAACGTTTTCAATGTGCCTGTCAGAGCGTTGTACTGAGCATTGGCAGCGGCTTGAGCGTTGTTGTAAGCTGCAGTAGCTTTATTGCTCGCATCGGCAGCTGCAACACTACCAATATTATTTGAATAAGCATTCGAAGCGGCAACAGAAGCATTGTAAGCAGCGTCCGCTTTTGCTTGAGCATCATTTGCAGCGTTGTATTGTGCAGCAGCTTGAGCGGCATTAGCTTTGCTCGTTGCGATGCTTTCGGCTGTGGCATTGGCTTGTACCAGGGCATTGTAAGCAACTTGGTCAGCATATTGCGAAACATCCTCCGGAGCAGGCTTCCAGTCAGTGACCAGTGTACCTCTCTCAACCTGCAAATTAGTTAGGTAGAATGTCTGAGTATTCGCAAATCCGTAAAATATCAAACTATCCTGCCCCGTGAATCCTGATACAATTTGAAAACTCACCCTTCGCCATTGCGGTTCATTCGGTACAGCAATGGCTTTAGAACCCGCTTGATTATAACCAACAATAAAAGTTTCGGAAGTTTGATAAAAAGCGGCTTGGATATCAAAACTGATTGTATAGGTTTCTCCGGCTATTAAACTTTGCCCGGCGTTACCTCCGAAGATACCGTTATACGCAGCCAATGATTCAATGTATAAGCATGTTTTTCCATCCTTAACAGTAGGGGTTGCTGTTCCTCCGTTAGTATACCAACCTTCAAGACCTCTGGCAAAATTTGAGTTTTTGATATAGTTCCTGCCTCCGGTTTGTATATTGTTGATTTTGCCATTCGCTGCATCGGTGATTGACTTTTGTAGATTTACTTTGCTGTTATAGTAATTGGTAAATACGGTATCGAAATATATCCGGTCAACGGGCGTGGCTATTGCGAGGTTTTGGAGCCAATTTGTTTCTAATTGAGATCGTACCACATTCCAGTTGCCCACATAATCCCCGGTAGATACTCCAAAAGGCGCAGCCGAAGCAACTAAAATATCTTTCTCCGCTAAAATAGTCAGGTAACGCTGGTACAGCGAAGTTTTCTCCGAAACATCCAGAATGCCATCATTGGATATATTATCAATTTCGGCTAATGCTTCGCTGGCTTGTGCAATTGCCAAGTCCAGATCTGCCTGAGTATCTTCGGGAGCAGGCGTCCATGGTGTCGCCTTGGTTCCCTTTTCAACCTTAAAATTTGAGAAATAATAATTTTGGCTTGACAGCGCATTGAAATCAATAAAATTATAGAGTTCCTGAGTGTAATTTTGAACATTTACTGTAAACTCGAAATGCTTTGGCGATCCTACAGTGCCGTTTAAAGGAATGCCAGGAAGATATACTGCAGCTCCATCACATACATCTATAAATGTGCCGCTCCATGCTACTCCATCAACAAAAACGTCAAAGCTAATCGTCCAGTCGCCGTTTGAGGTAATCACATTACTCACCCTGGCAAACCCATCATTATTTACAACACCGCGGAGAATGAATCCGTTGCTCGTTTGTGAGGCCACGGTTGATCCTGGGCCCATAGAATTGAAAGGACTTGTACGCCCATAGTAGTTCCTTCCCTGGATCGGCAATTTGTCTACCTGATCCTGAAGATCGGCCACATCTTTAACCGATCCATTGGAAGACCGGAAAGTTACCTTACCGAATATCTCACCTGTATCCAGATTGATGATCAATGCCCCGGTGTTACCCTGAATGATACCGGTTTTGATCTGGCGCCCGTTTACAGTGGTGATACCATAAGTAAAGTCAACATCCCTCCATCCATTGATCTGTGGATAGATGATACCGGTACGCACCGTGTAGAACCCCGGAATATCATCCGGTCTGATCTGATCAGTGGTGATCAGAAATGTACCTACCTGTGAGGATTTACTCAGTTTGGAATAAACATAGTATTCCTGCCCCGGCACTAATCCTGATTGCGTAACCGCCTGCATCTGCCAGATGTTCTGATCACCTGGATTAGAATATTCCAAATGGAACAGTTCCCCTGTAGATATATTAACTGCATTGGGATCACTGCCAAAGTTAGCGGTGATAAAGACCCTGTTGAGCAGGAAGTTTGCAGACTTGATTCCGAAGATGCCCAGCAATGCAGAAAGTACCCCGACATTGAATTTGGCTGAGTCAAAGTTTCCCTCAACGTCAAATATACTTTCAGCAAGCACACGTAGGTTCTGTGCACCACGCTTGGCAATCTCCTGACCTCTGCGATCAATAGATGCCATCTGTTGCGTATTGTTCAGTACATCAGCATAAAGCTTCACCTCACGGCTGTAAGTTATCTCATTACCTATCGTGCCGGTGACCTTGTATTCGTTTACCAGAGGGTAGCTGATCTCAGTAAACCTGAGTATCTCATCAACATTCAGATCCACATCGATCATGTTTGCCCTGTCACCGGCATGTAGTTGTATGAGATTATCTCGCAATTGCTTTTCGTCCAATACAACGCTGTAATTCAAACGCTGTGCTTTGTTCTGGTCACGATACAATTCTGATGCTGTTTTCAATTCCAGTTCGGCGGCCACGACATACTCGGGCGGCATTATCACATCTAAAAACGTGAACTTATGACCTACCTCTGGAAAATTGAGCTCATTTGGTAATGTATAATTATTCGCATCGGTATTGACGATGATGGTAACGGTCTTGGTTGCGTAATTGATATTCTCAATTTCAAAACCACCTTCCACACCAGCAAGTGGGCCGGTCCTGAAGGATACTTTAGCCTTTACACCTTCCTGTAGATGCAGGTTAAGATCGAAATTAATGGAGGTATCGGTGATTGTAGCACCAGTTATAACATTGGCCTCATCCCTGATCAGTGTGGTAGCAGTAACGGTTCCCTCGAAGCGAGGATATATTTCTAAGTTTTCATATTTACCATGTTTGGGTCGCTCAGTACGCGCCAGCACTCCCGGTGTAGTAACAAAACGTTCTTCGAATACCAGGTTAGATTCAGTACCGTTACGATATGCCGCTGTGATATTTTTGGTACCTCCAACACCATATACTTTATTGACGATCGCTTTATTATTATCTGGTGCCCGGGTAATCTCATGCAGACCTTTGCCCCGGCCATACTGGAAAACAAGCGAAGTATCTCTGCCGATGGCTTTGACCATGGTCAGTTCCTTGCCGTTAAATTTCCATTCTAAACCGGTGGCTTTGGCAATATCATCCAGCGATGCCCGAGCATAACTCCAGTCATAGTTGATAAGTACAGCCTCAGTATCCTCGATGGCACCTAATGTATAACCTGACCCTTCCAGATTAGCATTATCAATTACCATCTGAGCATGGTCGCGGGCATTTGCGTAGTACGGAAAGGTATGTGCGCCCTGACTGTTCTCAATGAATATATCGATCAGGTCATAGAAAGGAGCCTCGAAATTGATCTTGTAACTTTTGGCTTTAGTGGAACTAGCCTTGCCAAACTCAGGGATGATGTTGATCTTGTAGTTTGTTCCCTTGTGAGTGATGTAATCACCTTCCTGAAAGTCAACAGCGCGCAGTGTTTTGATAGGGCAAGCGATGAAGTCTGTACCTGGAAGTTTCTCTGTAAATACTGTACTCTCATCGATATCTACTGTCGCAAATAACGCTCCTGCTCTATAAATATCCAGTTTGCCTACCATTACCACAAATTTACCGGAGGTGCGGGGCGCGGACGGAGGTTTGAATTTACCATTAGCCAATGGTAAAAGGGAAAGAAGCCCCGGCAGATGTCGGGGCTTTAAGATTTTAGGCCATCAAAGCCTTTAGTGTTGGTATGCCTGCAAGTGCAGCTGCCAGTGTGGCGAAGTACTGGTTATCCTTTTCAGTGATCTTCACATCGCTCATGTTATTGATCATATTGGAAATCGGGAACTTGGTGCCGTATAGGTCGAATCCTTTATTTCCCATATACTCAAGGGTTCCCCCAGTATTGTATAGATCCAGCAATTGACCGTCCCAATCTTTTAAAGCGGACAGGTGCCCAGCAATATTACCGTTAACAATTGCATTGGCTGGCTTGTAACCTCTGGCTACAGATTCAACGCTGCGCTGTAATTCGAATGCCGAGTATTTCAGCGAGTTATATACAAAGTTTCTAAGGATCTGCACAGTTTTCAATCCATCGATACTGTGCAGCCAAATACGGCCGAAATTACCTTGATGGTTGGTACAAATATTATCAGATATAATACCGTTACCTTTCATGAAGATAATCCCGTTATGCTCTCCGTTGGGCTTATCTGGATTACTGAATCTGGTATTGATCCTGTCGAACCTATTACCCTGTACAAGAGCGTCAATTGCATTTCCCAGGTAAACGTAATCACCAGGTTCCGGTGAATTGGTCAACGCTGAATTCAATAGCCTGAAATCTTTGATGACCCCGTCATACACGCCATTATTCAGATTACCGTCAGCATGGAATAGACGTCCGCAATTATCTGAGATCAGATTCTGCAATGTCAGCCCATCAATGAATGTCCCGGCCTTACCGGTATACTTAACCTTATCCACGCCAACAGCGACAATCTGCCTTCCTTCTATATTCTTAAGGTTCAATCCGGACAGGACCAATCCTGATAATTTACCCGATAACTCAATCCCGTCTTCTGTTAGCTGCGCCTTACCGGCACCCTCAATAGTGACGTTCTTGAGGTTCGAAATGTAAACCCCTCCGCTCCATGATCCTGGTTTTAACGCAAACTTCATATCGGCCACATCACGCAACTGGGCGAAGTCGGAGAGACTGATCTCCTTTGCCGTTCCCGGTGATGGAGGAATGATGATCACCGGCGGTGTAGGAATTTGCACAGGCGGCGTTGGCACTGTAACTGGCGGCACATACGCGCCCTTCAGTTTCACATATGCCTCAGAAACCTTTGCACTGGTCACCGCTGATGATGCGGATCCTACAAATGGGATTACAGTCCCGTCGGACAGTGTTGCAGTTGTGGTGGTGACCGTTTTCTTGGTAAAGGTCACTGTCTTGTCTCCGTATTTAAATGAATTTGTTGCCATGGTATATTATGCTAATAGTTTATATGTAATGGGATTATTTAAGATCTCGTTATAGATATCATTCATTACTGTAGTGCCGGTAGCGAGGTCCCAGTGAATTCCGTCCAAGGTAGTAGAGCCGGTAACGGGGATATATTTAACATTTGGAACATTAGCTGCAAGATCAATTTTTGCCTGCTCAACGATTGGGCTGTACTGTGTTGAAGCAGCATTCACGCCTACTAAAATTACCGGTAACATTGGATTTTTGGCAACACCGCGATCATACATGATGCTATTTTTGACGTTTTGATAGAACTTAGCTGCTGCCAACGGATTACGGTCCCCTTCACCGAAAATGTAAATTATGACACAAACGTCTGCGTCTGGATAAGTGTCCATCATGGCGCGTGTCCTACGCTCGTCTGTAACATTCAATTTCTGGGCTAAAGGATTATTCCTGTTTATAGCATCGGTATCAACATTCCAGGGGCCACCAAGGTCTCCATTTACAGGATCGAAAGAGGTACCTCCCAACGAGGTTTGGACCGCATACAGGTTCTTTGCAGAGTTGCCCGCCTGGGCCCTGTAATTCGCTATCATTCTTTGAAATAGTAGGATCAGTGGGCTCCATTGCGTGCCAGACGTTGAATATTCTTTATTACCAGTTCCATAAACATGGATGTCGTTATAAATAGTATTATCAACATTATTATTGATAAGTACGCCGGGAATAGTATTCCCATTTGCTACAAAATCAGCAGGCAGGGGGATACCAGGGAATGTATATCTTCCGTTTCCTTGAGACTGAGATTTTACCTTAACTATTTTACCTCTGGTAGTATATACCTTCGGTAGTATTCCTGTATTATACCAAGCCAATGCAGCTGCATCTGTCTCATAAAAAGAGAATGAAGGGAGCAACGATGACTTTATCCCCTTGGCTCTGACAACAGCGCCTGTCTGAATAATTACCTTAGTAGTATCAGCAATTATCGTCGCTAAAAAGTTAAATCCAACCATGTATACGCCGGCAGGGAAAACATATTTATACCCGCCAACAATAGGTACAAATTCTGCAGGTAAAATGCCACCTATTAGGGTCCCGGATGCATCCCATGCACGACCGACCTGCGTTTGAGCGGTAAATCCAGATGTTATACCCTGAATTGCTACCGACGAACCTGGAGTAGATGTTATTTTATTTATAGCTACATACGAAGCATTAGCACTTGGTAACGCAGTTGCCGCGCCGGCGGCCCATATAGAAGCGAGATAGACATTCGTTACAAGCGTATCATAATTTTGAAGAATATCAGCATTTCCCACAAAACCAGCATCATTCGTGAAATCAGATAGTTTTGACTTGCCATCTGGTATAATCTCCGGCTTAAGTTTTGGCGCCACATAGGTTGAACCCTTTACAATCAGCAGCGTGGAAAAGTTCACCTCAGTGGTAATGAAGAAAAGATAGAAATACGCTATAGTTGCGTCAGCTGGGATGGTCAATGTCCATCCGCCACTCACTAAAACTAAGGCAGTTTTCAATATCGCTCCAGCTCCCGCACCTGTTGCAGTAAAATAAGCTCCTACGTTGGCATTTGTACCCAATGTATTAATACCAATAAAGAACACGTCACCGGCAGCACACGGAACTTTTTCAGTGCCTGTAAAGTTTTGTCCTCCCAATAAAGAACCACCTGTTCCGGAGTATCTATAGCCGGTAGGCAGCATCTTTGCCAGATTTTCTTGATAAACCAGGATATCGCTTTTCTTTGCGAATGTCGGCAGTAAATTCGGGTCAATGGTTCGTGAATCATTTCGCACAAACGGGCCGTCCCAGATTGCAAAGTTTGCAGAATTAACATTAACCGTATTCGTTTGTAGAGCAATGAATTTAACGGTGGTATCAGTAACCTGAACCTTGTAACCGTTGCTGGTTGATTCTACATCCTGAACGAACGTTCCTGTTGCGCCTGCAATCGTGCCGATCTGGACACCTGCAGCATTCATAAGTCTTAAACTTGTGCCCGCTGCTGTTGGTGATAATAATCCCAATACGGTAAAATATCTACCTCCTGCTGGGATGATCACAGGGACTTTTTCCGTAGCAGTAGCATTAGCCGAAGTTATCAAGGTTCCGGCAGAATCGTACCCGAAACCAGTAAGCACAGAAGTACTCAGCTGTTTCGATTTATCTATAAAAGATGAAAATACCAGTGATTTAGCAAGAGAATCAACCTTTAAGGCGTAAGGTGACAGATCCTGAACCGGTAAATTGAAATTCCCGCTCCCTAAAATAGATTCCCCATTTATGGTTTTCAAATTTGTACCGCTGACCAATTTAGCCTGATACCCGCCTAAAGCCGTTGTAAGTCCTGCCGGTGTGACAAATAACTGAGCGAGATCAGATAGCTGAATGTAAAACATCTTGCCGTCACTCAGTCTAGCCGCCATCAGCTTTTCTGTGCCGGTCGGAGTTAACTTTGTGTAATTATCAGGGAATATACTCATCTTGTCTGTATAATGTTGTTATTGTTGTCCATTAGTTGATTTCCTTCGCTGTCGGTCAATCTTCCTCTTAAGGGTGCCAGTAATGCGGCTATGTCGATGCCTATGTCTATTACCACATCCATGTTACAGATATTTAATATTGGCAGAACTGAGAACCTCAATAGATGTGAGTTTACCAGCTAGTCCATTTGCCGCTACAAGCCTGAACTCCACAAATGCAAATGATAAGCTGTTGAGTGAAATAATCAGGGTCCCATCACCCGGGATTAGTGTCTTAGTGGCTGCGTCTATTTTATAAAATGGCATATATGCAGAAGCTGATACCCATACTTCGATATTGACATTAGTGTCGACGACATCGGTAAACCATGCTTGAAAAAAGAGGGTAGTATTCAGCGCCTGACCTCTCACAAGAGCCTTATTCCCAAGGCTGATGTCATAATTTATATTCTTCATATTCTTACTGTTATTTGATTACCGTTGGTATCCATAATTAAATTGCCCAGACTATCAATCAAGTCCACGAATGTGCCTGCTACACCAGATTCTGTTAACTTGCATGTAAGTATCCCGGCGAAAAAGTCGGGCTTTGAATAAAGCATACTCATAGCGAAGCCGTCCTTTACAAAGAAGCTTCTTAGCTTATCGTTATTTGCGGTGAGTGACCTATATCCTGGCGCTCCGAATAGCGCTTGAATACTATCTATCTTTTGCTTAAATGCAGTGTAATTCGGTTGCTTGATGTACAGCCTCAGGGTCAGTTCAGGCGCAATCGTTTTAGTGATAGAATGACCCTCACGTCCATATGCGGTATAATCCTGAGCCTTAGGTTCCGGTCTATTTCTCCGGTCGCCAGATAGTTCCAACTGATACCCTCCGAGAGACTTAAAGGAAATGCCATCAATGCCGAACTCAGAACCATCGCCGACCGGCACAATTCCTGTCATGGGTACAATCGGCTCTCTTATCGGGATTACTATTCTCAAAGTCGTAGCACTCAACCAATCGCACACAATAGCGCCATTCACATAAACATTGCTTGTTCCCCATTTACTGGTTAATGGCACCAGGTCCGTAAAGCTATCCACAGTATCATTGATTGATATTCTCTTTTCCTCTGTATCGTATCTGTCAGTTCCCCGGATATATCCAACCAATGAAAGGTCACGGCCGCCAAAAAATATATCGCCCGCGGAAACATAAGCCTCTATACCTGGTTCTTCAGCCCAATCATGCCCGGTTTTACCAATCCGTGCCGGCATATTTAAAAATCCGGACAGGGCGATATTGCTATCCTGTTGCTTGCCGGCAACGAATCCCATTCCCTCTAGCGATATATTGTTTAAGCTGTACATTATGCTGCTCTCACCCCCCCGTTCCTTAAGTCCTGACCTAAATCATCACCGGGATCACCGCCCAGGTTCTCTATGATCTGGTTGAGCTTACTAATTAGTCCGTCAGTATTATTCGCAGTCCTAAGTGTGTAGGCTTCAATATTTTTAAAGCTATTGGCCGACATTGAAAAATAGTTCTGAGTAATGATTCCCTGCCTTTTGATCTCATCATACTGTGATATCCATATACCCAACCCCCTGTTTGCTGTACCTTCTGTTATGGCCTCACCTACAATTGCACCAGATACGCCTGTTTTAGTTGCGGATTCATTCTTGTCGGTACCTATGATTTTATCAAAGTCAGCCAACTGAGCCGCGCCATCGGTAATGATTTTCGAATACGCATCCCTCAATGTCTTGATATCATCTTCGGATAGCCCGTTTTCAGAGGCGGCTGCAAACTGTTTGTAAAATCCATCAATAGCCTTGTTCAGGAAGTTGGATTTAAACACACTCAAAGCAGCATCAGACATCAAGTCTTTAAAGCTGTCAGCAAAGTCTGCTGCTGATCGTTTTCCCTCCTTGAAGCCAGATATAATGGCATCAGCGATACTTGAGGCTGTGGTACCGGTGGCAGCCTGATTGATGGCATCCAGCACATCATCACCGCTTACACCGATAGCGTCCAATTCAGATTTTGCTTTCTGTAATTCACTGAACCATGCTTTCGTGGAGTCAGTCAGTTTACCCTGAGTGAACAGGGCCTCAAGCTGATCGTATGTCAAACCAGCTACGCCTGCCGTATCCTGAACAGTTGTTGATTTCTTTCCAATACCTAAGAAACCACCTTTCTTTTCGATGTGGGTACCAGTGATCTGCTGACCGCTTGCATTGATCAGCCCCAGTAATCGGTTATAATCTGCCTGGGCAGCGGAAGTCTGGGTTTTAAGCAAAGCCTCCTGCGTACGCAACTCAGATAGTGATAATTCACTTATTGTTTTTAACGTGCGTTCGCGTTCCCTGAGCAACTGATTGTATGCGATCTCACCCTTTACTGTATTATCCTGGAACGTTTGTAATTCTGCAGCGGCCTTTTTTGCGCTTTCTTTTGCAGATTTGAAGAAACCTACAACACCGCCGATCACAGATTTTGCAATCCCGACACCGGCAGATAGTACGCCCAACCCAGCTGTGATCTGTCCCAAAGTATCATCCTTCTTGCCGGCTTCCTTGTAATCTTTCAGTCCCGTTTTGATATCAGCTACCCCCTTAACCACATCAGATACTGTAGACAACAATGCAGAGAAACCTGCATCTATACCGCTTACCGCGGAGGATAGGTTGCGGAGTTCATTCGCTAAAGCGTTCAGGTTTGCCGGGAGCCGCTGTTCAATTGAATCATTGGTATCCTTCAGTTTATCTTTGATCTGCTTTGCAAGTTCAGCTGATATTGTCCCGTTTTTTACCAATTGATCAAGCATTACCTGAGCATCGTTAACCACCTTTTTAGCGTTGTCATCTGAAAGTCGATCTACACCATCAAAAAGCCTTTTGTAGGATCCAAGCTTCTGCACGTTGGTATCATCCAGAGTTTGAATCTGATCTTTATACCTGGCGGTGGCCTCAGCTTGTGCAACAGGATTGCCTTCCAGTCTGGCAATCTCCGCATTGTAGTTGTCAGTGGTCACCTTCCGTTGTTCCAGGTAAGAAAGATTATCCTGCAACAATTGATCGTATCCTTTCTTTTGCGCCTCCACAAGGCCATTGATCGAGTCATCATACAACTTCAGTCTGTCCTTCTGAATACCGCTCATATTGAGAGGATCTGTTTCAAGTAACTTAGCACGTCTTGCTTCCAGATCAGCGATAAACTGATCGGTACTGGTTAATTCCTCCCCAAAACGTTGTTTGGCCTTATCTTCACCAAACAGCACTTTGTATGCCTCGAAATCAGCATATAAAGTTTTCTGTTTATCGAGCTGTGCAGCCAGACGTTTAGTCTCATTTTCATATTCCTGATTATCCAGAGCTTTTTCAAGTGCCGGTTTCAGATTTGGATTAACCTTTTTATTCTTAGGATCCTTATTGTACTGATCAATATCCGTCTGCAGGGATTTAAATTCTGCCCTGATATCGGCAAGCTTCTGCTCGTCATCAGTTAAGGATTTATTATTGTACTTTTCATTCAATTCATAGATCTTCTGCAGCATTTCTGCCTGGCGTTTTAAGGCTGAGTTTTCAAGATTATCAGCTTTAGCATCTGTTTTTGCCTGCTTGCCGGTTGAATCAAATGCCAGTAATGCCTTACGAGCAGCATTTATTTTCGCGATCAAAGGTTTAGATCTTGCCTCAAAGTCTTTCGCTCCGCTGTCCAGCGCTTCCAGATCTTCGGTATTCTTTTTAATTATCGCATCATAGTAAGCCTTATTTTTTACATCTGGTATAGTCGCATCAGTGCGGGTTACTCCATCCAACGCACGCTGTTTTAATGCAGCGCCATATTTCTTGTCTACAGCATTGATAATAGCCTGATCATGCTTGTTCAATTCATCAACAATCTGCTGGGATTCATCTGCACTGGATAATTTACTATTGCCAGTAATGAAGTTCCTGAGACTGTACCCCAACCTCTTTGTCCAATCCAGTCCTTTGGTTTTTTCCTCGCCCTCCGCGGACGCTTTGATATTTCGTTCAGCGATTCGACGTACTGCATCAGACTTGATTACATACGCGGCCTCTCCCTGAAGTTTGGCATCTAACCATTTCAAGTATTCTTTTATTGCGTCGGATCCTTGCCTTGTGGATATATTCTGAGCGTTGAGAGCCCCCAATATCTTTGGGCTGAGATCAGTTAATTTCTTTAAGGCAGTTGTTCTTTCGTTCTCAGTGGAATTGGCATCTTTAATTATTTTAACGTAATCCGTTACAGCCAGCCTTTGTTCAGCGATTTTACCTGCAATCTCTGCCTGAATATCATTCAATGCCCTGGTAGCCACCACTGCAGCAGAGGTCGTTTGGGTTAAAGCATAGATCGCAACTCCGAGTGCAGTTAGAACCACAGCAAATGCTGCAGCTGGTGTAGCAGCTAATACAGCATTGTATGCTTGCTGTAATGCAATCAGTATTCGCTTATTTGCTGCTTGCAGGCTCTCTACAGCAGTAAGTTCGACTGTAGCAGCACTATTGGCAATCTTAGCAGTTGTTTCCAATTCGGTTTTTGCAGTGTTGAATTCGGCGCCGGCAGCGATGGCTGCCTTTCTTGCGATAGCAGCCTGTTCCTGAGCAGCTATAACTTTCTCCTGAGCAGAAGCCAATGTTTTAGATTCTACGTTCTTTAGGTTTGCTTCTGCATTGATTGCGGTTTGTAAAGCTGTTTCCCGTTTAACATTCAAACTAACCACTTCCGCTCTCATTGAAGATAGCTCGGCGGCAGTCGCCCCGCCTTTAGCAGCAGTTTCAAGTTCTAATTTAGCGGTGTAGAAAGCGGATGATGCAGCGATAGCCGCCTTACGGGCGAGGCTTTCTCTTTCCTGTGCAGCAGTCAGTGCACCGGTGGATAGATTCGCAAGTTTTGCCTCTGATTCGGCCAAAGTTGCCTGAGCATTCTGATAGGAATGGATAGCTGCGGCTTTCTTCACAGCCAGATTACTCACCTCAACGCGCATTTCTTCAGCTTCAGCACCAGCCTTGGCAATCCTTGCCACGCTTTCAGCATTCAACGCAACGACCATGTTGCCGGCATTGGTTAAGCCAATTTTATCAACGGCAGCAGTAGCCAGGAGTGCGGCTCTATATACGCCATATCCAGCGGTTAGTACAGTGATGATGGAAAGAACCTTATCGTAATTCTGAACCAGTTCGGTAACTGCTGCTATTCCGCTGGAGAATATTCCTTCCTGAGACTTACCTAAGCTGTTCAACATATTGTCCCAGGCATCTGAAAGGTTGCTCAATTGGCCAGTCAATGTTTTTGACTGCTCTTTCATCAGGTTATAGAACATGCCACCTGAACTGGTCAGGTTATTGAATGCTTTCTCTACTTCCGGGAATCCGACTTTTCCAGCCTCAACCAAAGTGCTTACATTAGCTTCAGAGGTTTTAAGTACTTTGGCCAGTTCGGCTATAATAGGAATACCACGGCCAGAGAACTCGCGGATATCTTTGGTAAATGCCCTGCCCTGAGTTTTGAGGGTACCAAATAGATAAGCAATATCACCAATCGGTGCAGATACACCAGCGGCAACGCTTCCCAGTTTGGTGAGCGTATCAGTTATTGTATCAGCTGCGAATCCATAGGCAAGCAATTGCTTACCAGATTTTGCAACTTCAGTAAGTGTAAATGGAGTGGTAGCAGCCAGCTGAACCATTTGGCCCATCAGCTTGTTGGAAGCTTCTTTGCTGCCTAACATGGTAGTAAGGGCTACTTCGAGTTGTTGAAACTCTCCGCGAACCTGGATCATTTTTTCGATGAATCCTTCAGCAGCTTGTAAGGAGAAAAAAGCAGTAGCAGCTTTGGCTGCACGATTGGCAAAGTTTTCTAAATCAGAACCCTGTTTTTTGACATTATTTGACAGGCCATTGATTTCATTGTTCATGCGGTTGATAGCCGCACCGAACTGGCTATCGTCTATAGTCGAATCGAAGTATAATCCACCGCCTGTTGTTGATAATGCCATCTTATAGTCCTAAATCTTTTCTTAATTCTGCTTCCTCATCTTCGGGTGATATCATGATACCATCCTGTTCATTGGGTTCACCTGGTTTGGTAGTTTTAGGTTTTGGGATTGTTGCCAGATCCATTGTAAAATTGAACCAGCTGGTTTCCCACAGCAACTCTTTTCTGTTCGTTCCCGGCCAATACTTCCGGTAATCGTTTAGTAATCTCCAAGGGCTATGATCTCCCTCGGCATCAGTGGACTCATCAGGTGTTAATCCGGATCCGTTGCACTTGTCGCAACCTTCTCCGGCACATTCAAGACACTTTGGCCTTTGATCAAGATGATAGATTTCATAAAAAGCTCTACACCGGCAAGGGTGAGAGATTTATCCAGAAGATCGAAGAACTCCCGGTCCTCCACCCATCGCAGGTATTTCAAAAGTGCCTTTGATGGCTCCTTCTTGTTGTTCTGGATACATACAGCCACTATGTAAATAAAATAGTCTGTGTATTCCTGAACAGCTTTCCACGCTTTAGTCTCACTGATCCTGCCTTTATCAAAAAGGTCTTCTGGTATCTTGTTAGCGACCGAAGAAACTCTGTACCTGTTGCCAACTAAAATTGGGCTGATCTCAAACACCCGCTCGGTTTTCATCAATCCAATTTTCATCAATAGCTTTTCAATTAGGTTATCAGGCTTCACTTTGATCGTCACACTTTTACTTTTCTCAGTGATTACCTCACCTACCAGGGAAAGTGCTTGTAACTTTTCAAACTCTGTCATATGAGAATATTAAGCCCCCGGTTAGAGGGGCTTATGAGGTTATACACCGAAATCGATAGTAAAAGATGGTGTGGCAGCTTTATCTGCTTTCAAGATCTTACCTGTCCAATCAATCTGACCTAACTTGGTTTTATCAAAAGCCAGGTTTGCGGTACCAGTAAGTTTCATTTTCACGATGCTCACTTTAATACCGGTCCTTGTTTCAACTAAAACCGATTGATACACCTGAACAGTTGCGCCATCTACAGGAGGTGACCATACACCTGTAGTGATTGATCCGCCGAAAAACTGTTTCATGGATAAAGCAGATACGTTATATGTACTGGCCGCTAAAGTCCATACTGCAGCTTTTGTTTCAATCTCATCATACAGCTCGTCTGATTCTTCGATCTCGATCTCAGCTGTTTCTGGAGTGGTGGATGTTAATGTTGCCGTTCCTTTTACGGTGGCACCAAGAACCTCTGTCAGGGTTTGTCCCATTCCTCCATCAGATGCAGGTGGCCCCATTGTAATTGCCTTTAAGGCATAAAATTTCTTTGCCATAATTATTTAAATTGATGAGTAGAACTCGATTCTAAAATTTATGTAGTGTTGATTGTTATCGTCCTCAATCACACTGTCCTGTTGGTATTTAAAGCAGTAATCTCCGTTCTCATCCCAGATGCAACCCTCACTATCAGCACCCTCTGTAAATGCCTTGTTTCCAAGTTTTGACAGCACCAGAAGCCTCGCGTTATCTGGCTGCGTTTTGTCATCCGGATCATTTGGAAAGTTCAGATTAGGCACATAGATATTGACATTCAATACCGCCTCATCGATATCATCTTGTATCAGAGGCAATCCGTTAATCACGACATCTTCCAGTACTGAATTCTTAGGCCTTTTGTACTTGCACAGCTTACCATTGGGTTTATTTGGATCAGTCATCAGCGCGCTATGCACAATGTGATCTTTAAGCATATTAACAACCTCAATTGATGTAAATCCCATAGTTATCTAAGTGAGTTCTTAAAGCTTTTGACTGCCCTTTGTAAATCCTTTTTTGCGATAATCGAACTGGCCGTTAACACATCCTTTCCCATGCTCTCTACTGCAGCTGCGTAATCCATACCGGCCACGACAATCAAAACATACCCTTTGCTCAATCCTGATCTCACTTGCTTTGCCAGCTTCTTACCGGTAGCTACACCCTTTTCCTTGTCAGTTCCTTTAGATGCCGCCTGGTAGTTTTCAAAAAGGACTTTTCCATCCTTCAAAATCACATATCCTATCGAGCTTCTCAGGTTACCGGTATGATCCAGGTATGCACCATTCGTTCTGGCGTTGTTGACAAATGTTTCACCTATATACTGAAGTCTGGCAATGATTGCAGATTCAATCCTATCCGTTTTTTCCTTGATCATCTTTCTAACGTCAGCCGGTGTAAACCTTGCCTTGATTCCCATTATACTTGAATGCTAAGATTCATCTGGTTACGCTTAAAGCGTTTCACAACGCCTGTAGCAATCAATTTCAAATCCTTATCAAACCCTGTGAAGGAGATTCCTTCAGGAACATCCTGCTGATCAAGCGGAGCGAATACGTCCCAGTTGTACAGCGTCTGCTCACCATCATTCGATGGAAAGGTTTTCCCTTCAGCATTTACCTCAAACCGGCATTTGATGCCGATCGTAACTTTGGATCCTGGGATGATCACTGTATCACCATTTTCATCTACAGAAGTGCCGCCACCGTTGATGATGTCAAACTTTAAGATATCTGGATATTGTGTCACCATAATCCAGTACCATCGTATATTTCAGGCTTCGCAACAGGCAATGATTCATCAATGCCCCATTTGTTCAGGATATCAATCCGTAAGGAACGCAAAACAGCAGCTGCTGGCATCTCCCTGGTGAACCCTCCTTCTCGAACAGTGCCGCTGGTGATCAATGTTTTGAGGAGCCCTGCCATAGCAAGGTCAACTGCTTTCTCATCTGTTTTAGCATAGATAGCCTCGCCATCTAACTCAGAATTGATAAGCGCCATTTCTACCCGTTCAACCGGTATAGGAAAATTGACTGTGCTTTTCAGGGCTTCTCTTACAGTGATATCCATTAGTATTCTATGCTGAGAATGAACCTTTACGGGCAGTATTCATGATGAAAGACTGATCGATAGTGTCGAATGAAGGGAAAGCATTGTACTCGTATGCCGTAAACTCAACCACAGGGTTTGTCTGGCTGTATTTCTTCACCAGGTTACCATTGTATTCAGCGTAAGTCACACCAGCAACTGGGCGATCCCTTTCTACGATTGGAGCAACGTGAAGTGAACCAATCAGACCATCAGGAGTGAAGATAATATTATCTTTCTCAAATGGGTTTGAATAGGTCACTTTACCATCCACCTCAATACCTACGGAAGCATTGAACGGGCGAATCGTCGGCCAGCTGTTTTGCTGTAAGTAACCATTAACGGTTGTCAGTGATAAATCTATTCCATTGGTTTTACCATTAGAAAGCAGACCGAATTTGGTCAACACCTCTGTGGAGTTCAACAGATCGAATACCTTAGTTGGATGCATCCTGATCACTCCACCACCCACACCTAAATCCGCTAAAGGCTCAAAGAAGTTTTTCTTTAAGTCAGTCAGTGGAGTTGATCCTGCAGCATTGCTCCAAACCTCACCAACAGTTCCTGTTTTATGTGAAGATGGCATGCCAAAATCAACGTTGTACTGGGTAGTTACACCTACGTTGTTGTCTGCCTGGAATGATATGTAACCTCCATTGGAAATCATTTTCGCTACCATCCAGTCAATACGTTTGTGCGGAGCGATCGAACAGAATTCGATATCATCGAACAGTAAACCTAAGACACGATTAATGTCAAGGTTATTTTGTTTTGATAGCTCCAGGTATTTATGAAGATCATTCTCATCCATGGTACGTGCACCACGAATCGAAGGAATCCTACCGTCTTTTTCACGTAAGGCATCACGTGTATGCAAAGGAGCAGACACATTGAACGCAGTTACATTACCGGCCACACCGGCTTTTTTGTCACCGATAACAGCACTCCACTTCAGGTTGTCTGAAGGTTTTACCGCTAATAGAGACGGCCAGAAAATACCTGCGTATTTTGCCTTTGTCTCATCGATGTAGACCTGCAGACTTTTCTTTTCTGCAAGTTCTGAAATTACTGATCCTACCATTTTTTATTAGCGTTGTTCAGAGAAAAATATGAAACCTTTCAGGGCATCCTTCACCGCCTGAGGTGCTTTAAACGGTAAGCGTCTGTTGTAAACAGCACCTACGCGGATAATAGGGACAAATGTGTTTGGACCGGTAATCACATCATTTCTCAGTACACCATTTGGCGTTACGAAGAGTGCTCCGGCAGTCGCACCAGAGGTTTTCGATTGAAACAATACGTCACCTACAGCCATTGCGCCAAGGGTCGTACCGAATGTGATCAGATCGTAACCTGCATTTGTTTGGTCAATTGCTGAAATAGCATATGACGCACCGCCTACAGATTTAGCCATGATATCTGATTTCAAAATCAAATTCGCCTGATCGTTATCATTAACGGTCTTTGCAATTTTATAAGCGACTGCATCGGCCGCTGCTGCTTCCACAATGGTAGCAGTCTTTAAAACCTTGACGATGCTTGTTGCTTCATCAATGGCCAGAAACGTGCAAGTCCTTAAGACTGTTCCATCAGGAAACTGATCTTTGTCCAGCGTTCCTCCACCAGGATAATCCTGAAGGTGTTGAGGTGACGGGAACATTGGTCTGCCAGCTACGTCTGCTCTACTTGAATTGAATAAACTCATAGTTGTTAAACTTCTACAATGTTAAATCCGGCATCTTTTGGTGTTACCGTTTTACCAAATTCCTTGATGGAATCTTCAATTTTAGTGGTCGATCGACCATTACTCTGGAAGACAGTTCCATCACCAACAGCTTTATTGATGGCTACTTGCTGAGCATTGTTCCATTTAGTTTCCAGACGTGTGACTGTAGCTTCAGAATCGAAGTCTTCACTGATATGGATATCATCAGCCCAGTCTTCAGGTACACCTTTCAACTTCAGAGCTGCCCGTAGGCTTTCTTTAGTTTCTTTGACCTTGGATGTTCCGATAGTTTCCAATACAGGTTTCATAGCTGCTGCTATTCCATCTGCAATCAATTTGCTGATATCAGCCTGGTTGCCACCTTTTCCTTTTTCAGGATCTTCATCAGTTTCGATACCCGCTTCTTTTTTTGCTTTTTTCAAAGCGTCTGCAACGCGTTTATCACCATCCTTTTGAAGTAAGGCAGCGTAATCGGCAACGGATACAAGTGAGTTGCTTTCAAAGTCTGTGATAGCCCCTTCAATTTGATCTTCTTCTGTTACTTTTGCTGCTAATTTGGTCGCAAGAAGTCCCAGAATTGCTTTAGGCACCCCTGGGTTTTTAGCCATCAGTTGTGCAAGAATCTTTTCGTACATAGTAGTTTATTATGCTATTGTTTGAATAGCCATAAAATTAGGTAGGATATGATTTGCAGCCGTTTTTTAGTATTTACCGTTGTGGATTGGTAAATACTTGACTATATTGAGAGAAAATTTAAAAAGATGGATTTACAAGATTTATTCTACGACTTAATAATAAAAACCAATAGGATCGGCGACATCGATATCGAAAATAAAGAAAAATCTAGGGCTTATAAAACATTACAAATCGCTAACAGTCACCAGACTATATCAGTAGATACCGCTCAAAAAGTGTACGATCAATTTCTATTTCTTAAAGGTTTAGAAGAAGAAAAAGAAACCCTGAAAAGTGAGATTAGTGAGATTTCATCTTTGATTACACCTATAATATCTCAGCAAGGCAATATCCGTGATATCAGGATTACAGTTAACAACGATACATTTAGCGTTTGGAATGAACCGATAACGACAAACAACGGATTTACTAATAAAACAGTTATGGTGACTAGATATAAGATGGTGTCTTCTACAAATTAAATCTGAACATCATTCATCAGTACCCAGTCCGGTTTACGCTTCCACTTATCCATCTTACCCTGGTTGTTCGCCACATAGTTATCAAAGTTATTTGGCAGTGAAATTACTCCCCCGGTGAACTTGAAATTATCAGCGGTGCCATCGATCAGGGCCTGTTGGTATCTATCGAACTCTTCTGGGCTGGCCATTTTTGTGGTACAGAAGCAAATGCATTGATTGTGCCACTTCAGCCATACGAAGGTCTTCGGATAGGTACCTTTCAGATCATCGCAGATGTCGGTACGAGGGTGATTATTTGATAAGTTAACCTCATAGCCAAGGACAAAGGGTAAAGTCTGATACCTGTTCATATCAGCTTGACGGTAGCTATCGTTTACAGTATCGCGGGTTAATCGCATAGCGTTGCGTCTACTGGAGCGGTAGATACCTTTCCCTGGTTTATATTCCTGCGCCGCTTTGGATAACCTGAGAATCGCTTTACCAGATCTTGTAATTGCTTTAACCCTCCTGAATAGTTTATCCGGTTGCTGTAAATATTGGAGATGATCCCTGGCCATTTCAGCAGCAGACCGCCCCTCATTCAATCCTGCAAAGAGATTCTGCTCGATTTCATTTTGAAACTGATTGGTGTATCTATGCACCCGATCAGACAAGCCTAAGCCAACTACCTTCCGCTCGGTGAACTCCTTCATGGCAGCCGCCTGTGGATCATACAACATGCGATCTACCTGATCAATGATGTTTCCATAGGCCTTATGAATCACATTTGCATTCTTTTCAGTGGACAGTTCCCATTCACCCTTAATACCGTTTACCAGGGTAATATCTACATCTTTCCGGAAGGTGATTAGGATCCTGTCAACCTCTTTGTTGAACTCTGGATAATCTGAAATACGGAACACCGTTCCTTTAAGTTTGAGACCGGCAGCTCTCTGATATATTTTGTCAATTACAGCCCTATAAATGGCATCAACCTTCTTTTGCGCCTTTTGAATATTTGCCAGGTGTCTGGCCTCATATTCCCTTTCTATATTGTTGGGCATAATGGATTTTTAAATAAAAAAGGCTAAGGGAAACCACGCCCTTAGCCTAACCTAAACCAAACTATGAAACCAAATACCTTTATGGAAAACCAAAGATAAATACATTTATGCGATTATTTGTCTTTATGCATATTATTAATCTTCAATTGCGGAAATTGACTCGTTTTGTAGCTGTAAATTTTCAGCATCCGCGTCCTTAACAAGTGGGTTCAATTCGACTGCAGTCTTCTGGCTCATGATAGGCTTGCCACCAACAGCATCAACCAAGGTAGTAATGAAGTCCTCTGCATTATCCGGAAGAGGACTGCCAAACTCAACACTGACCTTTAACTTTTTCACCTGTTCAGCCATCTTGCTACTCTTATCTATGACCTTAGTCATGAAGGCCTTGATAATATTGATTTCCCTATCAATCATTTCGGACTCATAGCCGCGTTTGCTTTTTGCCTTTAGGGTAGGTCCCAAGAATGCCATTTCAATTGCTTTGCCGGAAGTCAGTCCCATGCTGGTCATTTTGTCCATGCTCAGGTCGGGAGTATCGGTAATATAGCTGATGATCTCCTTCAAATCTTCCTTTTCATCCTTCACCATATCTACAGACATTTGTGGCACCAGGTATGAGGCTTTTGATCCTTGTTTCAAGACAATGACCTTCCCAACCTCTTTCGCTCCCGGAAGACTGACAGGCTCACCTTCCAGCACAAGGATGGGATCACCTGAGCGCTGATTTGCATTTGCCCGATCAGAGGTAAGGAACTCCCTCCTTTCGATCACCTCTTCTACCACCTGGGACTCAGACTCATCCTGTTGCTTAAGGACTATGGGTATCTTTCCGATGAGATTGTCTTCTGTTCTGGTAACCCAATTGCCGTTTATCTTTTCACAGAAAAAATATGTTTCAGCCGTATATACATCAAAATGATCAATATCCCTTTTATTGGATTTAATTTTATATTCCCGGCCGACAGCTTTTAAAACACCGTAATGGTCAAACTGATAATGTACAATATCACCTTTTGATTTGGCAAGTATAATACATTTCATGCTGTTGTAAACTGATGTATCCTCCGGGTCTGCATCAACATCGCGGTATGCGACGAATAATTTGGCAACTTCAGTTTCGGACATCTGTATTTTCGCACACTCCTGATCCTTGGCTGCCATCCGCATATCCTTTCGCAGGCTTTCCAACAATGCAAAGGCATCATCAGTATCCTTACTATCCTGTTTTAGCTTTATAGGTTCACCATAAAGAAATGCAACAGCCATCCCAACGATTTTACGCTGATACGCAATAGGCAACTTCCAGTTCTCAACGATTTCGCCTTTAATGAGCTTTTTGGATTGCTGATCCATAACCTTATGTTCACTGGCATTCCATTGCTTCAAGCATTTGTCGACCAGATCTGTTCTGCTACTAAATTGCTGCTTTGCCTTTTCAATTGAACCCTCGATAAGCAGAGTTACCAGGTCTTTGTCTTCTTCCTCCATCCCTAATAGGTTTTTAATTTTGCTGATTATGCTCATCTCAAAGCTTTTATATAATGTTCAATGCACTTCTTCGCCTTGTCGGATTTGGCCATAGGAAGTGTGATGGTATTGCGTTCCAGATACTCGTCCAGAATAACGCTGGACACTACATTGTAATCGTAGTTCTTTTTGACTACGAAGTAATGCTTCACATCTTCTTCCAGTTTGTCTGCGATCTCCTGATTCCAGTCAATTCCTTTTCTGCTGCATATGATCTTATCTAACACCTGAGTGGTACAGATATACTCAATGTCCTTCGGCAGGATGACAGCAAAATCCATTGCCTGTAAAGTCGGTTTTAATCTGAATCCTCTCATGGCTTATTGATTGTCGGTGATTTCTTCCAATACTGGGTGTGGCATTTGTTCAGTCCAGCACTTTAAGCTAAGAAACCCGTCGTTACTCAAAATTTGGCCATGATCGTTGATCGGCCGAAACATGGTACCATCCCAGTAAGCGCGTTCTATAGGGAATTGGATTCCAACATAATCATTGAACACATCGTAAACACCTACATCATCAGGTTCAATATCCATACCTTTCCATTCGCGGGATTCCTCAACTGTAAGTTGCTTCACTTCAGGCACAATATCAGCAACGGACATTTCTGCCCATTTTTCGGCTATCCTGATCACATCTGCAATAGACACAATCTTTGCATCTCGCAAACTGGTTGCAGGATCCTTGTACTTTGGATTTTTACGGGCCTCAACAATGTTTGTTTTCAGTTCTGCCCCGATTAATTCTTGTAAATTCATATCTGTATTTTAATAAACTCCTAAATCTTCTTTAGTTAATCCCTGCAGCATTGATGGTACGTAGTTTCCAAAATCCTCCACAGCTCCGGTCAAACAATCTTCTGCATCATCATTAGCATTCTTGCCAGCTGCTTTATAGTTTTTAACCGACTTGTAGAACTTCGGCCACTTGGTTTGCCATCCTACAGGAAAGTGAATCATGTTATTGACATCGGCTGATTTCGTATAAATACGAACATCCTTGTTATTCACCTGGTGAAACCACTCGATCACTGTTTTTGTATTACCTGTTAGCCTTAAGTCACGTTCCACATTGCGGGCAAATCCCCTCCCCCCGTTGTTACTCTCAAATAATGCCCGTTCAACTTCCTCCCGAGCAAGCTGCTGCGCTACCATCGGCTCAGTCGTTTCCATAGCTTCTTGCGTATATACCACATCTGTGACGAATATGCCGGTATCAAGCTCATCATAGGTAATTGAGCATAAGTAATCGGTACCGGTATCAGCTGTATCGATGTATGCTTTTCGGATCTTCTTTGATGAGTAAGGCAGAAACCCAGGAGTGTACTCTTTAAACGTTTTGTACAAATACCCTTCTTTCGGCTGTGGATTCATCATGTATTGCCGGCCGAATACTATCGGGCGCTTTTCTTCCATTTCCTTCAGCTCCTCCAGCGTATGTTTGAATGGCCATAGGGCATGCTCATTTTCCTCACCGTAATTTTGAATGACAGGAATACTCAGAACGTACCATTTAGTTTTATCAGCTTTCGCCTCTTCCAGATCGTAGGTATATGCCTCATTGGCCATCAGGTACCCACATAAGTCATTTTCATGCAGGCGCTGCATAATGATAATGATCGGCGTATTTCTACTGTTTACCCTGTTCCGGATAGTGGAATCAAAACGATTGTTAATCCTTTCCCTGATCGTTTCTGAATCAGCATCGTCCGGCTTGATCGGGTCATCTATGATCAGGGCACCGTTGAAACCTGACTTAATATCCAGATCAGAAAGAATACCATCCAACTCCACCATGAATGCTGCTTCCTCTTCCTTCTCTGCGTCACTGAGCTCCTCATCTACCTTACCAGCACCGAAACCAGTAACCTGTCCTCCGGCGGCCCTGGCATATACTCCGCCACCTTCAGTGGTGTACCATTTCTTTTTCGCATCAGAATCCTGCTTAATTTGCACATGTGGGAACATCTGCTGATAGGCTTCTGATTCTACCATATCGCGGATAGCTTCAGAATTATCCAGCGCCAAATCGTCTGAGTAAGACAGATGGATAAAACTTGCTGATGCATTTAGGGCCAGTGCATGTGCAACAAAGTTTTTTACAGCCAGTTCAGTTTTACCGTACCTGGGCGCAATGTTGATCATCACCTTTACTAACTCACATCTAAGAACGGCTTCCAGAACTTCACAGATCTGCTTGTGGTGCTCACCGATCACGAACTTCCTGTTTTGGGATTTCTTAAACAGGTACCTCGTTTGAAACAAAAGTTCTGACTTACTTTTTACAGTAGCCACTTTGATTTCTTTTATTTCTTCCTGGGTGAGCATCGTTTAATACTTTTCCTCTAACGCTTTGGCAATCTCCTTCACCTCTTCAGGGGTTACAGGCACATTGTAGTTGATATTGTTCATCTTGCCATCCACTTTAAGTGAATTGCCCCACCCCTGATCCTTACCTTGCCTATCCAAGTAGAACTGAATACTTGAATCACTGCCGGCATCAATACGTTCAAACAGTTTACCTACCACATGATCTAACATGCCCAGTTTTATGTTCAGAAATGCTTCTTCAAAATCAGGATCCTGATTGCAGTAGTTATGAAATGTCTTTCTGGTGATGTTCACCATTCTACATGCATTGGTGATATGGCCACGACATAACTTAACCGCATACAGGACGATCTTCTTCTTTTTCTCAAACTCCTTGAAATCTGGATCTGCATTGCATTTTTTTAGGAACGCTTCCTTCTTGTCTTTCATAGATTTCTCCATGCGCTTGATCACTCCTTTCGTTCCCGGTGGTACCTGTATTGGTTTAGCTTTAGATTTTGCCATCGTCTTTTACCTATTAAACCCCGGGACTCGTGCCCGGGGTTATCGTCATTGTTTCGACCGGCCATTAAATCCGGTATTGTCATCTGGGTTTTTATGCTATGCCTGAGCAGCTGGATTCCCGATCGCTACAGGACTTTAATCTTTTTTAAATGATTGCTCGGGAACTTTCGGCTCGGGTTTATTTTGCCCTACTCCTCCGATATTTAAGCACACAATCATATAAATCCTGTTTCCATTTATTGCAGTTGAAACAGACAAACGCAGTAGACCTGCCAGGAGTCGAACCTGAATGATGGAAACCGTGGGCCTTTATGTGTGATTACTTTTCAACCCATCTTCCCTATAGGCCTTTCACCTATCCTATGCTCCCACGGCCAGCGTCTACCATTCCGCCACCAGTCTATTTATTTTATAAATCCCCTGCCCTTCTTTCGGCTGCAGGTCTGTTCATATTTAACCGGCACCTCTTTAGGTTGAATAAAGAAATATTCCATGATAAACTGGTTAATGCCTATACCCAGCGCTATGAAATGCCCTTTCATTAGTGACCGTGATTTTTTAACACCTCATCGACAGCGTTCTGTACGTCATTGACGGCGGCTTCTGAATAAGTACCGGGAATCTCAATGACCAGTTTCGGATTGGTGTGGTAGATACCAACGCTCACGAGGCCATTAATGAAAGCCTCACTGGTTTTTGCCCTGTCTGCAGGGTATTTGCTTTTCTTTGCCATATTATTTAAAAAATTGATGTTTCTCCTTGATCAGCTCATAAATCCTGTAGGTCTCTTCCCTGAATTCTTTATATGCCCTGAATGCTACTATAATACCGGCAAGGCTCATCTTTAGCACGTCCCGGGAGCATCCCAGTTCAGCGGACACCTTACTCAGAATAAATCGTTTCAGTCTGAGATCGCTGATCCGCATGATCTTCTCAGGTTGGTATAGTAGTAAGATCACAGCCATGATCAACTCACGGTTTTCACTGATTACCCTTGTGCCAGATTTGTTTGTCCAGTTGTTCCCAGATATGCCCTTGATCGATTTAAAAGAACTGATGATTTCAGGTATGAAATTAAGGTCCTGCAATCTTTGTGGTAAGTCGTCATCAAGCCTCTGCCTGATACTGGATTCGATTTCAGGATACTCTTTACGAAAGATGTCGATAACCAATGCTGCACTGTATTCTCTCATACAATTCAAAGATAAACACAATTATGCATAAGTTTACCTTCATGCATAATATTTTTTACTAAAGACATTTGTATTGTTTTACTAATTATTTTAGTATAATTGCAAAATGGACTTCGACCCTAAAGCAGGATTTTACCGGCTGTCTCACATTTACAAGGAGGCTATAAGGAATAAATGCCTGATTTATCACAAAGAGCAGAGGCGGTGGTTTACCCCGGAGCAGTTTAAAAAGGAGTACGAGGGCACTGATTTAAGGCATAACCAGGTTACCGGCCTACTTGAAGAACTGAGTGTACGAGATCCTATCGCAGGTATCAATGCTGCCCATAAGCAGATCAACGATAGAGTAGAGAAATTTAGATCCGATATACAGGGGGACTTGGATAGATTAGCTGAGTTCTCAAAAATGGTTGTGAAACATTACCAGGATAAAACAAAATAATATGGAAGAGAAATTTACAATCACCCTGGCTGATGGAATATCGATTCAAGTACTGCCGATCAGGGAGCGGGACGAGATCAGCGCTTACCAGCTGTCGATTGATGGCAAATATCATGGGGAAGTTTATCCTGATACGGAAGATGCGTTTATAGAATGGAAATCAAACGATAACATAGATCCTTACATTGTGGCTATGATAGGCAGGGCGATAGAAAGTCATGATGCATAAGCTTGTGTAATGGTATCGTGAATGAACCGCTCCACAGTCACGATCATTTTACCAGCTTGCATTCTACGGCCTTCTTTGCCTATTTCGATTATCCTGGACAGGTATGTTCGCCTAAATCGTCCCCTTTCGTAATCAATCACTTTTGTTACGTCACCAAATTCTTCCATTAACTGGTCCAATCGTGGCTTAATAAATATCCAAAATAAGCCTTCACGCAGGTAATGTCTCGGATCAATATTGTTAATATCAATCTCTGAATCAGCTAAAAAACACAGTATCCATTTAGACAGGGGCTTTTCCAGTCGCTTAACTTTTATAGTATAATTACTCATATTTCATATTTGGTGAATTAAAATTATGAAATATATTTCATATGCTTAACCGAATTTTTTCTATTCTTTAGGAGTCGCAATGACGACAAAGAAGAATAAGCGGGAAGACGATGCAATAAATCGTTTTGGCAGTAATGTCAGAAAGCACCGTATGGCGCTCGGCCTAACAATGACGGAGCTGGCCGCTAAATGTGACGTTGACTATAAGCAAATATCCAATATGGAACTCGGCACCAACGATCCATCATTGTCAATGGTCGTTATAGTTGCCAGGGGATTAGGTGTGACAGTTGGGGAATTGGTTGACGCATAAAAAAGCCCCGCATTGCTGCAGGGCCGGTAACAGATCTGGTAATCTCAGGTCTTTATTGAACGTAGAAACGGGAACACATTCTCCATATTGTCTGTTTTTCAGATTCATCCAAGGGGATGCTGATAGAGGTAATATCCATTCCCGAATAATTGGTTGTATCTCTTATTCTCCATTGTTTAAATGAGGCATTGAAGTATATACTAAGATTCTTATTACCGAACCCCCAGTAATTTTCTTCAAATCCAATTGTAGATACATATTCCTTTATTTCTCGGTATCCGTCTATTTTTCTGAATTCCTCTTGATCGGTATAATTCATACTGCAGGTTTTCTGGTTAAAGACCTTTGTAACGTAGATATTAAATTTTCAATATCACTGTCTTCATAAACGGCAAACAGTTGATTCTCATCAAAGCATCCATCTCTGCGAACTACATTTAAGTCAAAGCTGAAAGACGGGTACTCTGGCTCCTCAAGAGCGGAATATCTTGAACCGGCGATCTCGCCAATAAGCGAACAATAATAGAAATCCACCGGTGATATCGATTCTATTTTAATGCACATTGAATCAAATACGGATGGCTCAAATTTACAGAAAATCGTTCCATCGGGCATTGTCAAAAATTCTTTTAAATTTACTATTCTCATTTTACAGGTTCTTTAATGGTTAATTCTTCACCGGTCAGGGCATGGATTATATTCTGAAGATGATGAACAAATTCACAAGGAATATTTACCCTGTCCATGTCCCCGCCTCCGTGTGAATCCTCCGGCCAGATAACCAATAACTTTTCTTTGGGGTGATACTCAAGGCTATAATTTAACGGATAGTCATACCAGTCTCTGGATAACCGAAACCCCAACTTGATCAGCCATTCCTCTGTAAGGGGAATTGGTTTTAAATTGACAAATGAATGCATATCTCGAATATCGGCAACATAAGCCCCTTTAAAAACGTATGGATTTATTCCTGTAGCAGTTATCCCTTTTACTTCGGTTTCAACCTGACCAAATTCTGTTCCATACATATCCATGGTTACGGTTTTGGTTAACACCAAATTCCCGATACGTAGTTCTTTCGCTTCCATACTCAAATATAATTATTTTATGATTGGAAATTTATTATTGCCCAACAGATCAATGCTGCAAGATGCATTGCGATCCAACAAATGGTGATAAATTTATACTCTGTATAATCCCCTCGTTTCGAGTTTAAATCACGAAGGACAAAGTATGTCCACAGGATCCAGAGAGCTATAATTATGTATTTCCCCATGATTTTACAATTAGCTATTCTTTAATTTAATCCATCCGGCTTCAACCATTTGATCAACAGATAATCCCATCCAAGGAAGAGCATAACCTTTTGAGCGTAGATGATCTACAATGTACATCAGGCTATTTATCTCTTGACACTCGCCTTCTTCATCATGCAAACTAATTAGCCCGGATTGATCGTCAATTGCCAGCAATCCTTGCCAACATCTCATCCCTACTTCAAGTGAATGTCTGCTCCCTATAAAATCTCCTTCACCTGTCCATACCTCATCCGCATTCCAGTCTTCAATTGTTGGATCGTATAGCGCTATTCTGGCAACTTCAACGGCTTCTTCATCAGTTACAGATGAAAAAGGTTTTAAAATCAGATATTGGTCTTTAATATAATTTGGGAAGTCACTCCAAGGATCAGGCATCATTTCTCCATAAAGGTCGCTGCCTATTTTTTCGAAGCCCCAATAATGAGCAAAAAACTTTGCTTTGCTTTCTGAATTGATTTCTATTTTCATACTCTTTGTTTAATTACTGATTTAATTAATTCAATTGTTTCAATGGTACACATTTGATCAGGTGTCCGTCTGATGATCACCCAGCCTTGAGAAATGGCCAGGTTGTTTTTATCCATGTCGCGCTGGATGCCGGTGCCCGAGCTGTGCCCGCTGTTGCCTTTAAGGTGAATGCCTCCCTCCTGCTCTATAGCGATCTTGTATTCTGGTATAGCGTAATCGAACCGGTACAGCCGCTGTGTGCTGAAGAAGAACTCAGGCCAGATATCTACGCTCAGTTCAATATTTACCAGTCGTATGAACATGTCCATGGCTGCGGATTTATTCTTAATATTACGATCATCATCAATCCATCCGGTTTTGTGGGTAATTACCCTCGATTTCTTTTTCGGCTTATTCAGTCCCCGGGCAGCGGCCACTGCCGGCGGCAGCAGCTGGTCACCGATTAGGATGTAACCGCGTTGCAGGCAATCTTTGTAAACGGCTTTTAAGATCGATGCTGATTTCATTTAGATACTCTTAATCGTTTCTTTGGCAAATCGAAGTAATCGATTGATACCCAAAATTCTTTCTCTTCATAATAGCTATTAGGAAATGGCAGCAACTTAACTACATCATTATCAAAATCGACAGCCATCAACATACAGGGTAAATACCCATCAGGTAATCGACTATGTATGTAATCCACCTCCATAAAAGCTCTATATTTAAGTGAATTGAATCGATCCTTATCCATTATACTCCCACAGGCTAAGCGCCCCTTTAACGTTCTCGATTGGCTTATCATAAAGCACAGGGTTTGCCAGTACCCAGTTCCATACCGGCACGTTTACCTCAATCATAACACCTTTGACTTTCCTCATGGCATAGGTCCTTTGTTCAGCCCATACAGAGTTATGCCCCTGAACACAGTCTATGATTTCAACCTCACCTATGATCGCAGAGAAGACGTGGTCATCATGGTTATCCCTGAAAATTGTTGGTGTATTATGTAAGATCTCTGTCTGTGCGTCTGAGAACATATAAATAGCACTCTTGGATGATGCATGGATATAGATCATGCCTCTATGCTTTGTATACCATGTTCTATTATCGATATCTTTGATTCCATGAGCAATCAGTGTCGCCCATGGTTGTTTTATGCTAAGCGCTTTCATTACTTCATCGATTTAAGTTCATTGAACAGACTGTCCAAATTAGCCCTGTGCTTCTTTAATTCAGAATCCAGAGAATCTGCCTCGATTTGGGTCTTTACTTTGAACCCGTCCAGATATCCTAATTTATAAGATCTTTGTTTTTCAATATTTATCGCAGAGGAAGCGAAAAGGTAAACGAGCAGGCACACAATGAATGTGATAATGCCTGGTATGATTGTTTTCATGACTGCTGATCTAAAGGATTGACAACACTGATATTCATCGGGTGAAATTTCTCGCGGGGCCCGAAGCCGATCACTTCAGGTAAACCTGTCTCTTCATTCAGACCACCATAAATAGGCTTCAAGAACAGGCATTGGTTATAATAGATCTTACCTGTCTGGTTAATGATTTCCAGCTCTTGAAGGCTTAACTCGAAACATGCTGTAGCAGGGCACATCGGATCCTGAGTATTTAAATTGATGAATAACGTATTGTATTCATCCTGGTTCTCAGCCAACGGCTGATTGAATTGTTCGTTTTTGATTGATTTCATAATGTTTTAGTGGTTAAATTGTTTTATCGCAGAGATCAGCATATTCGGACTCTGTCATGAATACCGGCGTTATTGTGAATTCGTATTCATCTTCCGTGGTCTCGTCTACGCCTGAAAGTTCAGCATCGATCACATCAGCTGCTGTTTTGAGGTCATCAACTGTTAAGTCCAGATCAGCGTTATCGCATACTCTGAAGTACATTTTCTTTTCCATATTTAGTTTATTGTTTAGATGAATTAATTCGGTGATTGTTTACGCATAAGTTTGTTCCTTTAGGGTGATCTTTGGGGTTTATTCCGAAGTCTTTCAGGCACTGGATGTACCCATCTTCAAACCCATTGGTTAGTAATTGCTTTTGAATGTGATCGTAATCTGGATTGAGATCTTGATGATAATAATCCCGGGTTACATTTAGCGGTAAGAATCTGGCCTTGAACAGATACCACTTGTTAAATAGCTTCATGATCATCATCCTCCTTCCTGCCTATGATAGTATCAATCTCGTCATCCACATCTGGTGTTTCTCCCATCATGAATAAATAGAAGAATATCAGTAGGAACCACAGGATGCCTGTGACTATTGCTGTCCACATTATTATGGCCGACCAGTTCATGGCATCAATCCAAATACAGCGAAAAAACCGCCGTAATACATAATTGTAAGACTAATGGCAGCACCGACTAATGTGTGCCATGCGTTCTCAGTTCCGGGCTTTCTTGGCTGGCCATGTTTAGCTATATTGATACCTAATGATAACATGATGAGCGATAAGTAAAGAATTTGTGGGATCATATCTTAGTGTTTTAAAGTTTGAGCAGTGATTTCAGAGTGGTCAGGGAACGACTCCACAGATCTGGCCAGTGCCGCTTTGTCCAGCTGGTTAGCCATAGCATACAGACATCCGGATCCTATCATAAGGATGAACAGCGCGAACATTGCCGCGAATACTCTTTCTTTGAGCTTTTTCATACGATAAGTGTTTAAATAGAAAAAGGGTTTGTCCCCAGTTTGCGCTTCGACTCGCTCCCCAGAGATAAACCCTCTTAAAATGTCTTTAAACCGCTAAGTCGAAGTATGCAGCTGTTTGATAATTCAAATATATATAAATTATGCACATGTTTACGTTTATGCATAATTTTATTTAAAAAAATGTTTTTTAATGCATTCTGTCGATCAACTTATTCAGGTTTATCTTCTGCTCATCGTTCAGTTTATTGTACCTGCCATACATGTAAAGCAAATGTTTGATCTCAGTATTACGATGGTAGTATTTGCCAAGCAGGATCTTGTCAAAGCATTTTTTCTCCTTATGCAGGAACGGTGCAGGTTTGACTATCTGGCTACCGAATTGCGTGGTATAGATTAGGCCGGCATAAGCCGGTACCTCACCTGGGCTGATCAGTCCTTCAGGGCAAGCATAGAAGAATTTGTTTGGCAGCTTCTCGCATGGCTTTGCCCACTTGATGATGGTACTTACAGGTAGGTGCCTTGTCCCATCAGGGAGATCGATCTGTTCATCCCAATGCTTTTCCTGCCAGCGGTAACCAGGATCAATGATCGAGCTCTTTTTGTGACTGCCAAAAATGAAATGCTTGCCGGTCTTATGCGTAAAGTCCTTTTTGAAATCCTGCCTGCTTACCTTAACTTCTACCTCTACGCTGTAGCCGGATTTGCTGATCGCAAAGAAGTCGCTCTCCCAGTCAAATATGAAAGTATTGAACAAAGGGTACTCATAGTTCCCAAAGAAGCTGCGCACAGCCTCATGTACTTCACGTGTTGTCATAAAATAATTGTTAAATCCAGACCTGCAGCATGGATGTTATTTTGCAGTTAGGATTACAGAGTATCCAGTTATCTAAAGTTTGCATACTGTTGCCATCGTAAACCTGACCATCGTAATAAACAGCCAGGTACCAGTACGGCTCCTTAATGTCAGTCAGCTTGTACCTCATCAGGCACGGATGATCAGTGTTTATATCGAACTTTTTAAATCTTGGATTTACATTAAATCCTAAGCTTCGAAACACTTGAACAAACTTCTGTCCACCCCAACAGTCTGCTGCTGGTGATACCGCCTTGATTTCTTCCAATGGTAGACCTGTCAAAATAGCTATAACGGTGTAGTGATGGTTATCAGGATAATACCTGGTCCAATCTAATTCGTACTTATCCATACTTTTGTTCTGTTGTAATACCGTCTCATTGCGTGGTGCCTGTTATAAGACTTCAGCAGCCAGTGAACCAATTCGAATTCAGCCTCTCGATCTCTGGCAGCCATCTGCTCCCAGCTGTATTGCCAGTCATCCATCATCATTTGGATGAGCTGATCTTTAGTTATTTCTGTTTTAGCCATATCCGGAAGATGTAGTACCAAAATTTGATTGTTTTCCAAGGTTTGTTCATAGCACTTTAATTTGATTGCCCTTGAAAATGTAGAATTCTTCACCGTACATGATACTGGTGTTATCGGTGTTCTTGATCTTCATGCCCCAGCCGGCCATTGTACGTTCTACTTCAGTAACTTCACCCATTGTGCCGAAATGAGGATGATTGCGATCAACAACGACTACCGTCTTGCCGATCCATTGCTTTTTAAATAATGTCAGAGCGTCTAGCATGATATTGATTTTAATTCTTGATAAACCCATTTGATTACCTTTTTAGAACTAATACCGGATCGGATTTTCTTAATAAATTCTATCTCAATCTCATCCGATATCTCAGGTATTTCCGTACTGGCAGGGGGTGACTTGAATTGAGAAGCGTACATCCTGCCAGCTGTTTGAGGAATATCATTTATTTGATCAATAGTCCCATACATTGCAGCTTCATACCAATTATTCCATTCGCATCTTTTTGATTCTTCATCAAGTAATTCCAACATTGTCTTAACTTCCTTACAAGCGCTTGAAACGGTTGATTTAACAGGGGCAGTAACGTGATGCGGGCACAGATTCTGGTTGTCAATCTGCCTTTGGCACTCATCCCTCATCGCAGTGATTGCTGCCAGTACCTCATCAAACGAAACATTTTGCGTTGTGCAAGTGAATGATAACTTTCCATCAGCGTAATCAAATTCGCCATGAAGTATTTTGCGGTCCGAGTATAACGGATCATTCTGATCCTGGTTGAAAGTATTATTCATGATACAACCTCCCGAACTTCAAAGGCGCGATATGCTGCCATGTCTGCATTATGAACGACCTCTAACCCCAGAGCCAGGTCAATAATCAAGTCACGGGCTTTATTCATAGCGCCGTTTAAATCATACACACCTCGCACCTCAATGCCATTTTTCAATTCTTTGAACTTCCACGGCTGATACTGATCCATGAACTGCTGTAGATCGGTCATGATCGGCTTACTATTTTGGTAGATAGGAACGATGGTTTCATCATTCACTTTTAGGTTTATTTTACTCATAACTGTCTGTTTTCTTTATTGTTGTGTAATTGGTGAAAATTTAAAAGGGAGATAAATTTGTATTTGAAAGACTGGTGTGAGTTAGAAATCTTCCCTAACTGCTTCTTCGATTGATATTTCCATGATTCTCAAATCATCAAACCATTCATAGAGCCCCAGTGCTTTTGCACGATTTATAACCCTACTATCATCCCCAGATTTGCTGAGTAATTGCTCATAAGCGGCATTCATCTTTCTTTTTTCAGGAATATTGAGCGCGTTTTTGGGATCAGTTTCGGTTTTTATTTGATTAAATGCTTTCTGTTGAATTTTTTCTTTGCGCTGTTGGTCAAGCTTTAAAAATCCATTTCTTTTAAGAACTGTATAGCAAAAGGAAGCTTCCGATGGGTGAACTCTTGTTCCTTTTAGATACTCTGCATAGATTACACAAAGCCTTTTGACAAAGTTATCCCACTGTTCTGCAGGCGTAGGTTCGGCTCTTTGTTCAATATGTGCTACTGGAAGAGTCTTTCCGAGTGTTGCGCGGTAATCGCTGGCCAGATATCCCATGATGAACTTTTCAAATGTGACAACGCTGAGCCCCATGAATTCACCGTATTCGCCTCGGATACCTTTGGAAAAACACGTGGCAATTTCATCTTTTCGGAGTTGCTTGTAATTGTTCCGTATGCTATTGCTGATTTCACTTACCAGGATGGTCATCGCCGACTGTTCAGGAACATTCCAGTTCAGATGTGTTATTGACTTCATGACTTGCGCAAGAACCTCATTGTGCACTTCTTTGTAATCGTCAAGAAATGCTGGTTGATTTTGAAGCACATGTTGCACCTCTGCTGATTTGGTTGTTGTGATTTGAGTTTGATTTTCCATATCTTAAAGTTTTAGTTTATTGTACATGTCCATGGCAGCCTGAAAACCTTTCTGTGGTTTCTGTCCTTCCACAATTGTTACTTTGGTTTCAAGTGACCTGTTGATCCATCCTGATGCAGCTGACTTCCAGTTTGCCATTTTATTTTTTCCGACCATCCAGTTTTTCGAACTGTAGAAATCGATGAACTTTTTCGCTTGGAAATTGCAGTCATGATCAGTCCATTTTGTCTCATTGACTTTCTCAGAGAAATAGTTGCAGACATCAATGTGTGTGGGAGGGGAAAATGTAGTTTTCCCACTTATAGGTTTATTGGTTTCTGGTTTAAGGTTTAAGGTTTCTTGTTTATTTATACTATCATTGCTTTCACCTGTGCTTTCACCTTGCTTTGATGTGTGCTTTGTCAAGTGCTTTGTCAAGTGCTTTGTCACGTGCTCCGACAGTGCATTGTCTAGTGCTTTATACTGTGCTTTATCAAAATTTGATAGGGCAATTATGCAAGCCGTGTACTGATTTCTGCTTTCCATTATCACTTTTACAAAGCCAAACGAAACCAAATCATTAAATACCTTTTTATAAGTATTATAAGATTTCAGGCCGATAGCTATCATTGTCTGTGACGCAGGTGAAGTGAATTTGACTGACCAGCCCATCCTGTTATTCAACTCAATAAACCACGCGTACATCGCGGTATGCGTTGGCGTAATCAACTCTTGATTTTCAAAAGCGAAGTCAAACCACGCGCGGCTAAGTGCGTACCCGTTGGGTTTAGAATCATTGGTTTTAGCCATACTTGTATTGAATTGAGGTAATAATATCCCTGTAGACCATTAAGGTCGTCAGCTCGTTTCCGGTGCCGGGTATGGCACAAAGGAGGTCTACAGGGATATTATTGAATGTCTTGCGGCTGACAACCGGGACCGCTAATTTAATAATTATTTTCTATTTATGCATTATATTACTTTTATGCATATTAACCGCTCAAAAAACGCCAGTCATCATTCATTTTAGACTGCATCACAATGATCTTTGTATCATCGGACAACTTCCTGAAGAACAAATGTGAGATGTAGCCACTAGCAGTACCATCAATAAATCCATGTTTCTTAGCAGCGACTGTCACTGCTAAATTATTGCACCAATAATCCTCAAGCATTTCTACTACCTTTCGTCTGTCGGTCACTGGTCTTTTTAGTCCCAACTTTCTGATTACTCTGGCTACTGTATCTGCTGAACAATTAAAAATTGCCCCTAATTTGACATTGGAATAATCCTGGTAATTAGCAATAATATAGGCAATCTCTTTCTCACCTATCTTTACCGGCTTTTTATCTTTTATACTTATCATCCTTAAAATAGCTTTAATTGTTCTGGTTTTACCTTTGCCGGCTTGTAGCCGATCTTCTCCCATCTCTCTTTCAGTTTTTCTGGTGACATGATCATGGCCACGTGCCGCTCCCGGAAATGTATTGCTTCCTGGATCTCTTCATAATCCAGTAAACCCGCTGCCCATTCTTCAAATGTTCCCATCAGTATTGAGATTTAACACAGTGCCCGTGACTCATTTTGTATTCGTTTAGCTGATCATCGGTCCAGTGTCCGTACTCTTCAATTGCTTCGGCAAGGACTTCCGGCAGATACTTCATGCCTTTTACTCCCAGGTTGCGCGGCACACCTGGATTACGGTTCAGCTTGTTGATCTCATAGATCACGAAAGCATTATAATCATCTCTGTGAAATCGGTACATCCATAGTAGTTCCTGCTTCGTTAAGAAAGGGCAGAATTTGCAGTTGGATGGTGGAGGTAGCGGCCATGGTGTAACATTGATATAATCCTGGGCCATTTGCCGATCAATCCCTTCGATTATCATAGGATAAAACCGGTTGATACAAGTTGACATCCAGACGTTGCTGCGTTTTTTTGGCTTCTGGAACAAATCCATCTGGGCAGCTTTCTTGCTGGCCTTTGTCACTGCAACACGCCCTTCTTCACCTGCAGCGATTCCTATGATTACGTTAATCTTTCCATGATCTGCGAAAAATCTACTGATCCAAGCCCTATTGCGAGTTTCGTTTGGGATATCCTGATTATAAATAACTGTGGCAATCCAAACATTCAGAAAATTATAGAATGGTTTGATCTTAAGGTTATCAGTACAGCTACGAGGCATCATCATGGACATGATCGAATTGTTCTTTATCATCTGATATTCCAGAGTAGGCCATGTTTTGCAATGGAAACCCATATCCGGCGTAATCAGGTAAAACTCGATTTCATTATCAATGCAAAGCTGTCTGATAAAGCTAATATGCTCATAAGTATAAGCATGCTCATTACCGGTATCACTCATTAGAACCAATAATCTACCCTTCACAAATTCCGCTCTGTATTCTGAATCCCTGATAATCTTGTACAGGATATAAGTACTGTCCTGCCCAGCGCCAAATGATAATACTGTTAATTCACACATTATGCAACCTCCATCCTTAAACTTCTTGTACGATCTGCCATGGCCTCGCACCAGGCAGTTACCACGTGCGGAACTACGCTGTTGCCTATAAACTTCTTTTGATCAGTCTGGTTACCGAATAGCTTATAATCCCGGGGGAATCCTTGAATAGGCAGGAGTTCTGAGACCTTCAGCATTCTCATTTTGATATCAGATAAGCCGTACAACGCCATGAATTCTTTGATCCGTATCATCACAGCGCTATCATCCTCGTAGATGGGAACACTTACATGCCTATCAACTTGAAATTGTATTAAATACAGCGGCGCTTTATCCTGCCTGGCAACGATCACAACGCATGGAACATCGGTACCGGTGCAGTGCCCGCCATGTGACGGGTTGAGTATGAACGGTTGGCAATTAACAATATTTGCTTTGGGAACGGTTAATAACGCACCCAAAGGATCATTTATTGAAGATACTGTAGGTGTTTTATATTCACGGCTTATGAATATCGGCTGGATCTTAGAGAAACGATCTTTAGTCACGAGCGTGCCGGCCGGTTCTTCAATCGAGCTGGTATTATCGCCATTGCCATAATATTTAGCAAGGAAAGCCGGACTGACAACGTATGGGTGATGTCTGCTAGCAAGCAATGTTTTTGCGGGTTCTTCAATCGAACTTCCAACGTTTTTAAAGTTGGTATTCAGAATAAATGGTTTACAAGTTACCACGGACTGACCACCAAAAGTTGTAATTGTTCCGGCTGGACCTGTTACAGGGATTACTTTACCAGTAGGTTTCCCGCTGAAGCTTTTTGATATGAAGCATAAACCAGTTCTATTCTGGCAAGGGATTACGGGAGCAGGCTTTTCTAAGGATTGAACCGATTGTTTCCTGTCTCCATTCTTCGCCATGGAGTTATACTTCAGTAAAAAAGCATCTTTGCCGCCGGCAACAAATTTGTGCAGCCCCGCTTCAATCCTTTCGAGTGACGCATCAACGAGCGGCTTCTTGCGGTTGAAGATACTTAATCCCTCATCATCGAAATCAAGAACGTCTTTTACTGCCTTCCATTTCTGCTGCACACCGAACATTCCATCAAGACCAGGCTTTTTTGCATGAGTAGTTTCAGGCCATACTATTGGTAACCCATCCTTTGCAAAACAACCGAATAACCTGTTACGGGAAGTATATGCACCGAAATCAGCACTGTTCATTTCTTTCCACTCATTTCTATAACCGAGGCTGTCAATGTATTTACACCACCTCAGCCAATCTGAACCAGCCTTACGGCTTACAGGCTTACCTTTAGCATCAAGCGGGCCCCAGCTCTGAAACTCTACTACGTTTTCAATCTGAACATAATCAGGATCAAGGGCAAGAATATAGCGATCCAAATGCTCGGCAAGGGTTCGGCTGTCGGCATCACGTGCCTGACCACCTTTAGCTTTACTGAAATTGGTGCATTCAAGGCTCGCCCAAAGAATTATTTTAGCATTGGGGTAAATGATACGGTACCTTGCTAACAGATCAACCAGCGGCTGTAAATTGGCTGTGCGGATATCTTCTTCGAAATGCAATATATCAGGATGATTTAACCAGTGTGATTTTATGGCCTTGAAATCATGATTGATACACGCCATCACCAGCGCAACCTGGTTACCATGAAACATGGCATTATGGAAACCTGTCGAGGTACCGCCAGCGCCGCAGAATAAATCAATGATCAGGAACTCTATAGCTAACGGATTTTTCACTAAGGCCGGCCGAAATCCACCGCCTTCTGTATATAGAAAATGTTGAGGCGTTATCATTATGCTGCTCCCTCCTGTTTAACTGCATCGCTGAAAGCACTGATCATCGCCTCTTCACCGTCATCTTTCAGATCTTCAATCATATCAAAAAGTGTAGGGATATTCTGCTTCAATTCCTCTGCTTTCAAATAGCTGACAGCATCAAGAAAATATATAGGGTTCAATTCGATACCGTAACCTTTGCGACCTTTCTTAATCGCCCTAAGCGGCACGGTCCCCAAACCACCAAAGTAATCCAAAACAAGATCACCAGGATTGCTCATCTGTTCAATCACGCGATCGGCAATATCGAATTGCATCGGGCACACGTGTGCTTCCCGGCCATTGCTCCATTGGGAACCGTTTAAGGTAAGCATCCGTGTGACGTCAGTCCACACCTCTGTCGTCCAGCTTTGAGGCTGCAGGAGCATAAATCCCGGGGGCAACTTTCCCTGAGCCTCAACAGTTTCCGCTATCTTTACAACCTGTTCAAAATCCCATATTTCAGTTAAGCTATGTGTTTTGAATAATTTGAATATAGCATCAGATTCCAGCTTTGCAACCTCATTAGGATCCAAAAGCCGATCCCCACAGCTGCGGGTAAATCCATGAGCGTCCATCTGCCACCTGGCCCGTGAATATCCTTTACTGGTAAAGTCCCCAGCTTTCTTGTCGAACTCTCTCTTTTGCTTCACGACAGGGATATCCGCATAGGCATTTGAATTGTCCGTTGGGGCCTTACGGAATAGCAGCAGGTATTCAGGCATCCCTACTCCCATTTTGGAACCATCCTTGCACTGTTCAGTCCATCCTAACCGGTAGGTCTGGCTGTTTTCTCGAACTACATCGGTAACAATGGTTTTCATTCCAATGTAGTTGAAACCATGTTTCGTGTAATGCTGTATTACGTCTATATGAAATGGGTATACCGTTTGAAATCCAAGACCATTGATGCCGCCCGGGATGATGCGGTCCTTCACATGTATGGCTGCAATCCGCCCCGGCATTAAAACGCGCAACGCTTCTGGAGTTGAGTAATCCATTTGCTGGAAGAACTCCTCATTGCTTTCAGAATGCCCGTAATCTGCATAGTTTGGGGAATACTCGTATTGGGTAGCAAATGGTATAGAAGTCAAGATCAATCCCACTGAGTCTGATTCTATTTTCGGAAGTTCCAGAACGTTATCACTATTTACATAAGTGAAACTGTCACCGGAAACCTCGAGTCTGTCTACGCCCATTTTCCGGGTCAGCATTTGGGCCATAGCCGCATGGGACAGGCCGTATTGTTTTACGATATCAATCATCTTGTTAACCATTAAATTGTGTTGCTGCCATTTTCTTTCAAGCTGCTTCCTGATTTGTCTCTCTGATTCTGTATAAATCAGATCTATTCGAACGATACCTGGCTGTCCGAAGCGCAATAGCCTGTGAATTGATTGGATGAAATCATTGAACTTAAATCCGATACCTGAGTAAATTGCCCAGCTGCAAAACTTCTGCAAGTTCGTACCTGAACCAAGCATGGACGGTTTACCTGCCAACTGCTTTAAATTGCCAGTTGAAAAATCAGAAACAATAACTTCCCTGATCTCCAGCGGCTGACTACCGAAAACAGATTTGGAGTCTGGAAACATCTTCTCTATCATCCTACGCTCGTCTTCCAGATCATGCCATAGGATTATATGTGCTTCAGGATCTTCCTGGTACAGGTCATACATTTTAGCAATACGATTCGTCAGACTTAGCCTCTTTTCTTTGGCAGATCCTTCCAGCCCGATCGCTGTTTCGGCAAATGCTTTGAACTGGCCGCTACGTTCCACACCAGCTTTTGAATGATCCGATGATATCTCATGCCAGCGGACATCCAGAGGTGGAAGTATGTACCCTTCATCATCTTTATTATCACCAGTAAGATCTGAAGGCTTTGTAACGAATAGCGCCCAGCTGGCAACCCACAACCAGAACTCTTCTTCCTTGTGTGAATAGATCTTCAGGTTATCGGCTTTTGTACTGTCGCGTTTGAAGAATCTGGTTTTAGCCTGGCTGACATCCATCACCCCTAAGAAATCAGCGTAAGCCAGCAACTCAATATATTCGTTTGGTGATGGTGTAGCAGTTGCAACAAAACGATAGGGTACCACATCAGTACCTCGCCTGTTTCGGTTAGGACCGGCATCACCGGTGAATAATCTCATGAATTCCCTGAATGTTTTTGAGCCGCCCAAACCCCTGAGTATTGACGCTTCATCAAGGCAGGCTACGCTGAATAGGCGCGGGTCTAATTTTCCGTCACGGACAGTTTCATAATTCGTCAGATAGATCCCTGTTTCCTCACATTCCTCAATTCTGCGAACAAACTTTGGTGGCGTTTCCCATCCCAGAATATTAATTGCATCCTTGATAAATTCAGCACGAACACCTAAAGGGGCGATTATCAAACCTCTTCCTCCTGTTTTGGTTAAAATAATCCGGTTGACTTCTAACTGAGTGACAGTTTTGTGTAGACCAAAATTTGCGAAGCATGCTCTCCTTCCTCCCTCAACCATCCATTTTACCATCAACCTATTGTGAGGTTTGAGAGCTGGGTTTATTTCGCTGTCTTCAATCGTAAAGCCTGTACTTTGTGCAAGGCGTACCTTGCTTTTTAAATAATCTTCGTATAACATTTGATTTGGTTTAATGCAATGATTAACTTTTATGCATATTACTGCTTTGAAAAAAGGGACATTACGCTATCAACAAGCGTCTCTTCAGTCATATCTTCACTGCCAGTTACCGTATTGGCAATTTCACGTTTGCTGTTAATCAGCTTGTAGTTCCACTCATCGATCGTATTCTTTCCGAGGAAATAGGTGCACATGACATTGGAGTGCTGGCCGGTACGGTATAAGCGATCTTCTGCCTGATCCATGATTGCAGCATGCCATCCAAATTCAATGAAGCAAATCTGAGTGGATACATTCTGCAGGCCATCAACGCCGGTACCCCCCGCTTTCAGATTCAATACAATGACATCAATTTTCGGATCTGATTTGAAACGTTCCACTGCAGCTTGCTTTTGAACTCCATCCTCGGCACCTGTGATACGCACTGATCTCGGAAACTTCTCCTGCACCTTGGCAATTACTTCCTTCAGACTGGCAAATACGACGATCTTCTGTCCATTGTCGATGATATCCTGAATGAAAGAAAATGCATCTTGCAGTTTTCCCCGCGCGCTGATATTCTTCAGGATCCCGATTCTCACCATCACCTCCCCCTTCATGGACTTCTGTACCGATTCTTCAGACTGCTTTTTGATATTGATCATATAAGATTCTAAATCAGCCTGAGCGTGGTTGTATTCCCTCCGGTGCACAGGATCCAGTTCACATTGAATAACCTGGCGCGCTTTATCCGGTAAGAATTTTTTGATATCCGGATCAGTTTTGTTTCGGCGGTAAAAGCAGATCATGTTCAGCTTGTAATTGAGCTCTTTCAAATTACTTGCTTCTTTTGGACCAGAGCAATAACGCTTTTTAAAGTATGTGAAGCCTCCAAAATCGCCCATCCTATTCATTACTCCAAGCTGTGAAACCAAATCCATAGGCTTATTTACAATAGGGGTACCGGTCAGCAGCAAAATGGTTTCTTTACCAATACTCAAGCCCTTACTTAATTTACAGTTCAGCGTGTTGATGCTTTTAATCTTATGGGACTCATCAATAATAATTGCCTTGAAAAACTCCACGTACTTCTGCTTGAAATGAATGTGTGCCAGCTTCAGTGGAAGCTTACGTCCATTTTTATCAGTGCCAGGATCATCAATATGGTCAACAAAGTATTTTTTAAGGGATTCAAAATTTACCACAAAGAACTGGCTCATCCCTACCCTAAAATATTCCATGAAAGTATTCTTGATGCTGTTTTGGAGTACCAATCCCTTTTTGTTGATATTCTGGTTGATTTCCTTTACCCAGTTCTCTTTTACAGCAGATGGGCATATGATCAGGCATGGATAAGAAGCCTCACCCATCTGGCTCAGTCCTTCAATTGCTATGATCGCCTGACTGGTTTTCCCGAGGCCCATATCATCACCTACAATAACCCTGCGGTGCTTTAATATGTAAGCTACACCGGGCGGCTGCCATGGCAACATCGGCCTTTTGGTAGGAATATCGATTTCCAATTCAGGAAGATCAGGAATAACGAAGTTGGTTTCAGGTTCTATGCCGGTTTCAACATTAAACTCCAGATCGTACTTTTTGGCGAACTCCCTTACTACTGCAGAATACTGAACGGGTACCGTCCATATTTTTGAATCATAAATGAACCTACGATCTGGCAGCAACTTCACGGCATCGGTGATCTTTGGTCGGTAGGCAAATTCTATCTGGTAAACGTTGCCGACTTGCATGATGGTTCCTACGCTCATATTTTGTAAACTCCTTTCTTGTGAAGTGCCGCTTGCAGCCTGGTTATATGGGCCTTTAAGCCCCTGATTTGATTATTTTTGTATTTCAGATCCTCATCTTTATGCTTGGATGAATCCTTCCAGTAACGAACGTCGGCTTGTAGTGCTCTTCTTTCTTTTCCGGTAAGATCTTCATCGGGTTCTTTTGCCACTACAATCAGTGTCGGGTTCCATGGCCTTTTATGCTGTTCCATCTAACACCTCCTTTGCTTCGTGGCCAGGGCAACCTGTTACTGGATCAAAACCTTGGCAATCAATCGAACCAATCTTTTTTTCACCAGCGGCCAATCTTATTCTAAGTTCCAATCTGATATCAGGACCGAAGCCGCCAAACACTTCTTGCAGCTCGGAATCAGTCCAGCAAAGAAGTGTTTCAATTTTTGTTTCTAAATGGTATGTAGTCATTTTGGATTGGTTTAAGGTAATATGCGTTAAGTCACCTTTACGCATATTACCGTTTTAAAGAATAGACTAATTCATGTCTTCACCAGCTTCATCGAATTCAAGGCTGTACTGGTTATCCGGGGCAACTTTACCCAGATAGTAAGCCAGGACTTCAGAGCGAACGTGTTTGATCACATGGTAAAGCTCATCACCGAACTCATAGGCGTCATCACCGCCATGGAAGTCTGCATACTGCTCAAGTGGTAGCTTTCCTTTACCACGCGTGTAGCGGTGGCCGGTGAGCGTTACGCCAGTCTCACTGTCATTGATGGCAAAACCGGTAACTTTGAATTTGCTCAATGGGTTGTCGTAATCCTCACCCTGGAAATGCTCAAATGTGCTTGGAGAAATGTACTCACCGTAGGTGTCATATGCCTCTTTCTGCTGACAAGCTAAAATAAGGTGTGCCCGTAGTAAATCAAATGCATCGTAAAGATCCGGATGTGGAAGAAAAGGAATAGGCTCTTTACCAGGGTTCTCATACTGTCTCAATTCCAGTTCTCCTTTAATGTTTGGGAACTCCCGGGTAATGACCTTCCAGTACTCCACATTTACACCTGATTTACCCAGTGAAGCCTTAGTGATTTTGATCTTGGTACCGGCCACCAGTTCATGACTTTCCTCAGCTGCGTCGATCTTATCGCTCAGCTCTTCTTTTGTAATTGATTTTGTTGACTTCATATATTGGATTAATTAATTATCGAAGAAAAATAGAATCCTGACATTCTCAGGATCACCAAGTGCTTCCAGAGCAGGGATGGTTTGCGTAATAAATACCTCGCATGATTCATGGTACATGCTTCCCCAATGATAATTGACGTAAATTATGAGATCATTGGATGGCTTTTTTGTGTAATCCAATACTTCATCCTCGTCGATAGTTACGATCTTTGGCCCTGTAACACTTCCACACCATGATGTTGGTTCAGATTCACCAGAAGACTTTAAAGCTTGGTATTCCTCCAATGTTATTACACCTCTATGCATTGTTAATTGACCCCAATCAAAATCCTTAAGTTCCCGTAGTGTGTAAAAGCTATGTGAATGACCATCATCACCGTAACTGTTTAAATTTACTCTCACCTCATTAGATACATCACTTGGAATGCCTTTTGGGAAAGCTATCGGATTGAATCCCTCACCGGTTTTGATTCCAGCAAAGCCGCGTCCATTTCTCACGTTGGCAAGGATCGCAAACAGATCGTAGTTTCGTCCATCATAAGGATGTTCAGTAAATTCAGCGTTCCACTGAAATCCATCATCATCAATGGTATTCACTTCTTTTGGATTGTAGTACTCATTCGGAAATACTCTCCCTACTTTTTCCCAAGGGGAATTTTTGTCTTTACGCGTTTCAGCGTACATATGGATATCGCAGCCCATTTTATTGTGGTTTTTAGGTTTATGATTCTGGTTGTTCCGGTTCTATATATGTGATCGTTGCACCTTCGCTCATTACGAATACCTTACCCCTTTCGCACTTATCAGGGAAGTCAGTAATGGGACCGGTAATAATCAGCGGAGGTATCAGTTCAATCAAGGCCTTTTCCTGCTTATTGCTCGGAAAATGATTTACCAATTTAGCCCTGACAAATGTACCTAAACTAGCGGCTTTTGGAGCAAATGAGAGCGTATCGTAATCCACTTCTGAATACATGTATCCGGATCCTCGTAAGAACTGAACATACATCTTGTGTTCAAGCATGGAGACCGCTATAAAAGATACATTGCTTGATGGCCGTTCAACTATATCAAATCCGTCGAGGATAGGATCTACAGCATATATGCCGCTGTGAAGAGTGATTGTTTTCATATAGTTACTCCTATGCGTTTAAGGTTCCTGATTAATTTGTCTCTCCTGGTCTGCTTATCGTACAGGAGAATTGCCAGTACATTCAGTGATAGGTTTTCAGAAAGACATGCCTTTAAGTTGGTACCAGATTCTTTCTCTTCAGATATTGCACCTTTACCATACATTTTTTCAAATAACGATTCCTGAGTCCCCCATGGATTTATGATCCCCATTCTAAAATTCAGACCCGACCCCAAAGATGATTTAAAGGATACATCCTCATCAAACTCAACTTTTTCTTTGTCATCCTTTTTTGGAGTGGTATCTGTGACTTTTAGAGAAAGGTTCACTTCAGCATTACCGTTTGCAATGAGTATGGCAACCTTTTCAATTTCGATGATTTCGGTATTCAGAGTTTTGATCTGGGCATAAATTTTTTGCGAGCGTTCGAGTTCTTGGATATTCATTTAAAATAGTTTAGTTTGGTTTTTAATTCTGTCTGGTCCGAGGATATCTTAAGTGGCCTCATCCACTTTTTTCTCAATGCTTTTTGAGACAGCCAGTATGCTACCGGCCCGGGTTCGGAAATACTCATTTTGAGCAATCCGCATGCGCTCAACCAGCGCAGCGTATTCTTTGATATCTTCCATTAGAAGGTGATCATAGATTTGAACCTGTCTAACCCGTATGCTTTATTTCGCTTTAATAACGGCAGCAACAATTCGGCTTTTATACCATTCTCGGAGATATCAAGGAACTCCTTGTCGGTAAACGTGCTTTGCATCCACGACTTCACTCCCATCTCACATGCACCCGTGATCAGCCGATAATGATTGACAGTGATAATTGTGTCCGGCTGAATAGGTTCTTTACTAAGTTTCTCAGCAACAATCTTGAATTGCAAATCGGATATCGCTTTTTTGACCGTCTCACCATGCGCATAGAATCCTTCCTTCTCGGCAACGAATGCGGCCTGTTTGTTCAGGATTCCATTTGAAATGTTAACCAGGTTGTAACCAGTATAAATTTTAATTCCTTTGGAACTTTTTTCGGCAACAACAACATAGCAGGTACCGTCAACTGATTTCACATTATATTCTTTATTGCGTAAGCTGATCGATGTCAGGGCATCGTTCGAGCTGAAGCAGTAATTACCTGCCGTGGTCAATGCCGGTAAGCTGATCGATGTCAGGGCATCGTTCGAGCTGAAGCAGTAATTACCTGCCGTGGTCAATGCCGGTAAGCTGATCGATGTCAGGGCATCGTTCGAGCTGAAGCAGTAATTACCTGCCGTGGTCAA